TTTTATGGATGTAGTGTTGTTGCTTATATTGAAAAAGCAAGAAAAAAGGTAGTAGAGGTGGTATTAAACCACCCATACTACCTTGATTATCATAGAATTACAGACTTTAATTAGACCTCTACTCTAAGAATATCAGCTTCTCCTTCTTTAGAAAGAGTTAACAGTTTTGCCTTTGTAATATCCACACTTTCACCTGTTCCAAGTGATGAGTTAGTAGACAGTGGAATAAATGTCTGACCTCCTCCTCTCATAGTAAAGCAAACACTGTTGCCATACTGACTGTCAACTACTTCTGCTCTTTCTACAGCATCAATTTCTTCTTTAGAGAAATCTCGTGAACTTGTCACATTCCACTTACCTGCATACTTGCGAAGATTACTAAAAATATTCATAACACTAATCCCTATAATAAGACAACATAAGGGTCCTTCTTTTTTAATGTTGAATGCTAAATGTTAGCTGTTAATTGATAAATGTTAAATATAGCAAACGACGTTTGCCAAGAGCCAAGGAGGAGTAGTTAGCCATACTGATAACATCAATCTTATAACAGATTACTGTTATTATATTGCTGATAACAACCTCACCAACCCAAGGACAAAGGAGGAGTAATTAGCCTTGCTTATACCTCATATTGCTGTTACAACTACCTTTATCTAACTTCTCTATTACCATATTACTGTACCCTTAATCACAATAAAGCACAACTTAGTATGACCAAGAGGAAGTCAAGGGTTAATTATTTCTTTTACCTTTTACCTCTAATACTATATCCCAGCAAGGATATGGTTTAAGCCTTACTTAGTTTAAACTACATCTTGCTTAAGCCTTATTATTGTCCATGATTGCCTTTACATTGTCATAGTAACTATCATCTTTTTTATGATTGCCCATTCCCTTGATAGAAAGAAAAGAACCAAAAGAAAGATTAATCCTAACTACTATTTCTATTACTTCTTTTCTTTCTTTATATATTTCTTTCTTTTTCTTTTTCTTTATGTCCCTTTCTTTTTCTTTGTCTTTCTTTGTTAGAAAGTCCCTTAAATTTTATTGTAGAAATTTGCTTATATCCTATGTACTAAAAAAGAAAGGGTAAGAAGATTAATATCTCCTCACCCTAAACTTGAATGCCATTATAAGGCCTCAGAAATGATTTTGATGAAATGTTCCATATAAAACATATTCATCCTTAAAGAATAACCCATTATAGATGGTTTTCCATCATTTAATAAGCTACTAGCAATAAGACGAGTTTCTTCCTCTAAGGTTGTGTCCACAGCAGCCTCTTGTAGTCTGCGATAAACCTTTCTACCTCCTACTGGTCCCCAATAGAAATATCTACAATTAAGAGAGCTTTGGCTCTTATAATTGTTACAGAGTTCTTTTATAAGATTCTCTACTTTTAAAGAATAGATTCCATAAGACTTCAGTAAATCTACTGCCTTGTTATAATTGAGAGTATCTGCTATCTGTACTCCTAAATTAATTAGATTTGCTATGATTTTATCTTCCATAATCATTTATTTAAGTTATTAAAAAGTAAGCAGTTTAATGTCATGCTTAGGACAGAAACCTTTAGACAGACACTCTATAAATGTCAGCCTCACCACTCTTAGACAGAGTAACTAACTGAGCTTTATCAATGTCTACCAATTCACCTTCAGCCAATTGACTATTCTGGTCAAGTGGTATGTAGGTGATACCTCCACCTTGCATAGTAAATTGCACTGAAGCACCATACTGTGAAGGCACCACAACAGCCTGACTTATGGAAGACTTCTCTTCTTGAGAGAAAGAGTGTGTTTCTTTCACTGACCACTTACTTGCATAAACTCTAAGATTGCTGAAAATATTCATAATATTTGAAGGTTCCACACAAGAGCAGCCTACAAGCTTTAATGAATTTAGTTATCAAATGCAATGGAAGAGTAATTGAACACCCTAAGTAAACCCAGGGGGTATACTCCCATTCAAAAACTAGGGAGGGGTAATTAGCTTTCTTAGACCCCACTCTCCCTAATATAACTCAAAAGAAAAACTAAAAAAAATTAAAAAAAATTCTCAAAATAGGTATTGAAAGAAAATAATCATAGGTACTATAAATATTTTACTTAGATATTTGGAGATGTGAATAATATTGTTTATCTTTGCACCCAGTAGTACACTAGATGTAAGTGTAATCACCCATGAGGTAATCAGGTAATGGGTCAGAAGTTGGGTTAGTAACTCTAAACAAGAGTGAGGTTGTCCCCAATACTACAGCAAATGTATGACTTATAATAAGTTTTGCTAGAGCCAATACATCTGGGAAAAGGCAAAGGTAAATCTAGCTTTAGAGGTATAATATCCCGTGGACTTAGAAATAGTCAATATAAATTGTCAGTAAATATTAAAGCTGATTCAAAAATCTAGGGACTTATTATGTCTTGTTGATATTACATATGGGGGATAAACCCCTTATTTATCCTTCAAGACCAACAACATAAAGCTTAAAGAAATTATGTGGAAAGATTTAAGTATGTCTGAAAAATCTGATATAATAAGATTAGGTATTAAGAATGGTATATCAGATTTAAATACTATTAAAGAAATATATGATGAAAACATCTTTAGGGAAAATCTACTGCCTATAAAAAATATTGTAGGTCTAGAAGAGAATAAAAATAAGAAGGTGGATATAGACAGGAATACTAATATATTTGCGCAAGGAGGGCTAATGTCTGCTGCTAATAAAGCAAGACAATATTTTATTAGTAAAGGTATGACAGATATAGCTGCTACTGGCTTAGTAGCTAATTTAATGAGGGAAAGTTCTCTTAATCCTAATGCTATAAATAAATCTTCAGGAGCTTATGGTTTAGCACAATGGTTAGGAGGTAGAAAGAAAGCATTATTTAGTAAATATGGGAGTAACCCATCATTTAATAATCAGCTAGATTTTATATGGAAAGAACTTAATAGCTCTCATAGAAATGGATTAAGGAAGCTTCAAAGTTCTAAAGATATAGAAGAAGCTGCCATGAATGCTTTTGGTTATTATGAGTTTTCTGCTGGTCCTAAAGCAGCTGTAGCTGCAATGAATAAATCAGGTCAAGCTGGTAATGCAGCATTAAATAAAGGTGTTAACTTTGCAAGGCAAATAGCAGGGGGTAATATAAAAGGTAGTACTAATTATGATTTAAGTGAGACAGGAAGTAAAGATTTCAGTCATCTTAAATATCAAGAACCTAACCAAAGTCAATATCAGAGATTTCAAACTCCTGAAGTAACTCCTTTAAATGTTACTATTGATGATGCTATTTATAAGCCTATTAGCCTTAATATACCTACATTTAATAATACTAATGAAGAATTAGTACAAATGGGACTAAGTATTCCTCAAGTAGTATTTAAAAGTAAATTACCTGAAATGATAATGCCTAATTTCCTTACTTCTGATTAGAGTAATAAAAAAAAAATATGAAAAATTTTCTCTAAAATATTTGTTTATATCAAATGTTTTGTATACTTTTGCACAAGATTTAGAGAGAGAGGATTATTCTTGATAAAGGTAAAGAGTTGCGGGCCTCTTTACTAAAGAACTTCCTTTCAAGAATTTATTAGGGAGTTTATTAGCTTTTAGTGTAATAGGTAACACAGTAGAATTTGGCTCTACTATTATAAGTTCGAGTCTTGCAAAGCTAACATGATAGATAGAATACTTTATTTTTTATAGTTCAAATCTGTGAAGACAAGAATTATTTGTTTAAATTATAAGCCCACTGTATACAGTGGTATATGGTGGCAATGGAGTAGAGAACCTCTAGTGGAAGAGGAACTGCCTGCTAAGCAGATTGTACATTAGTAATGTATGTGAGTCAGACACACCTTACTCCGCAAATTTTATAAAGAAATGTGGTTGAAAGAAAGTAATAGACCTAAACATCTAATATATGCTATACCAATAGCAATAGTTTTTACAATACTATGTGTATTAGGAATAGCTACAGGATTAGAGTTTAAGGATAAGCAATATGGTAATAAATTTGATTGGTTAGACTGGATAGCTACAATGATAGGAGGTATTATAGGTCAAGCCATACAATTACTAATAATATATTTAATTTTATAATAATAAAAGTATGACAAATGAATAAGCAACAAGATGGTCTAAATTGGCTGTAGTAGGAGTAATAGTAGGATTTATACTTATGGCTGCTGCTGTTATGCTAGATTATGCTCCTTCACTTTCAGTGAAAAATGAGAAAGATGCAGCTGCTATAACTAAACTTTTAGAGACTGACTCAACAAAGGTTATTTTAACTAAGGCTTACCCTACAGATAAAATGGATAATGTTCTTGGTCAAAAAGTAGAGTATCTTGAGATTAATAATAATGATACTATCAATCACACTGCTTTTATAGCAGCTCATAAGACTTTTCTGAAGTATGTGCCTGATAGTGTCTATAAGGTTATAAAGTAAAAGTTACTTATTGTTTTTTTTTATTTTTTTATAGGGTTCTATTAGAGCCAAGGTAGCTAACTGCTACCTATTTTGTGGAGTGGCACAGTGGCAACTGCATCAGACTGTAAATCTGACATCTTTGATTTTCCTAGGTTCGAGTCCTAGCTCCACAACTTTTTATTTATTAAAGTGTAGCCATGAATGAACAAATAACAAAAGAATGCACAAAACATGGACTAACAGATTTCTTTAGAGACTCTACAGGAAGATTTAGATGTATGAAATGTAGAGTGGAAGCAGTACAAAAGAGAAGAAATATTATTAAACAAAAAGCAGTAGAATACAAAGGGGGAAAATGTTGCATCTGCGGCTATAATAAGTATATTGGTGCTTTGGAGTTTCATCATTTAAATCCAAAAGAGAAAGATTTTAGTATTGGAACAAAAGGATACACAAGAAGTTTTGAAAAAGTTAAAAGAGAGTTAAATAAGTGTATTTGTGTATGTTCTAATTGTCATAAAGAAATTCATGCTAGGTTGATAGACTTAAAAGCAATACAAACATTACAATCAGAAGATAGTAGGTTCAAGTCCTATTCCCTCAGCATATGAATATAGATAATATATTAAAGTTTGTTACTTACAAAATGAATTATATAAATAAATTAATTGGTAATAATACAGGTGTAAGTTCTAAGAACTTTTTTCTAGTAGCAGTTACTTTAATAGGATTATTACTATTGTTAGTACCAGTAGTAATACTGTTAGTAGAAATATTTACTACACACACTATTAATACAGATCTAAATGGGTTAGCAGCATATATAGGTGCTGTAGCTGGAGTATTTGCTTCAGCAGGTATTACTAAAGCCTGGTCTGAGAAATATGAACATAAAAATTATTAATATATGTTTCAAATAATTGTAGCTTTTATTTTAGGTTTTCTGATAGGAACTAGTTATAATGATTGTCCTCGTAAATAAAGGTGATATTAACTCCTACAGTGAATTATAAATAAGTTATTATACTTTTAATATAATGTTTACAGATTAAAATCTTGTATGTATTACTAATGAGGATATGGTGGAATGGTAGACACACTAGTCTTAGAAACTAGTATTAAAATATATGTGAGAGTTCAAGTCTCTCTATCCTCACTTTAGTTAAATAGTATTAATATAGTAATATAAAATTAGTTTCTGTTTGTTACTTGTAAATACTTTATTTATCTTTGCAAATATAAAAAAAAATAAAGAAGTTATGACTAATAAGAAAATGACTGAAGAGGAACTTAGATGGAGAGCAGAAGAAGATGCAAGAACTCTTGAAAGATACCAGGAAATAATGAATGATAAATCAAGATTAGAGAGAGCTATGAAGCAGGCTCAAAAGACTATAGATAACCTACAGCAAAGAGCTAATGCAATGTCTAAGTCATTAACAGGTATTAAAAATACTAAGAAGTAGTTATGATAATAGACGATTATTCTAGGATAAAAAGTATAAAACCTAAGTTTCCTGATGTAACAAATAAAAGGGCAATCAAATCATTAGCTAAAATGTTTTATAGCATAAAAGCTGATAAAGATAGGTTAGCTGAACTTAGAATGAAGGCTACAGTTTTAGCCCAAGAATTAAAATTAAGAGAAGCTGAGTTTAATACTAAAATTCAATTATTTGAGGTTGAATTTGAAAAGAAGGAAATTAAAGAAATTAAGGAAACTAGTTACTTAGGTATAATTAATTCTACAGACTATAGAAATACTAATATCGCAGGGTAATGCAGAGGTAGCAGTTTAGGCTCATAACCTAAAAGTCGGGGGTTCGAATCCCCCTCCTGCAACTAATAAACTTTATTATGGAAGAGAAAGAGAAATACCTTAATGCTTATAGAGCAGAAACTCTTACAGGGTTATTGAATGCCCTAAATGAAGCAAACATAACAAAAGAAGATATAGTTAATGTCTATTATGCTAATACAGAGCATATAGCAATTATTCAAAAGTAAAAGAAGAGCAATGGAGAAGCCAGTAATTCTAGTATCGCAAGAGGTATTTGAAAAGAAGATTAAAGATGTAACTGAACACAATAAGAATACTCTTATAGAAGATTTTGAAAAAGGAGTACTTCATTTAAGAGATTACAGTGGGGTTAGAAAGTTTAAGTCAATAAGAAGAGCTATTAGAAGAGGTCATATTTCTGTATTTGGTGAAATATACCCAAAAAGACCTTTTAAAAATATCTCAAGACCTAAAGGTAGTGTAACCTATAATAAGAAAAGGATATATGAACAACTTAAGCACAGAAATAGACAATCAGCTTAATGAGTATAATTCAGAACCAATATTCTATTGTAAGAATTGTTTATCATTAAAGATTAGGGTAGTTCCTGGTTTAGAGGATGGAGAATTTTGTGATGAGTGTAATTCAACAAATATAGGTCAGTGTTCTATTGATGAATGGAGAGCAATGTATAAAGCTAGACATGGTTTTGACTTTTTAGATAAGGAATATTAATTTATAGATAAAGCAATGGAAGAAAGTAAGACAAAAAATAGTGAGAGCAAAAAGCTCTCTTATGAACAATTAAATCAGGCTGCTCAACAAATTTCACAGCAAGCAAAAGCTTTATATAAAGAAAATCAGCAGTTAAAAGAGGCTTTGGGTAGAGTTAGTGTTCAAAATGGTTATACTGAACTTAGTTTTAAATTTAAGGTAGTAGAGAATTCTACTATGTTCCCAAAGGAGTTTGTTGAAAGAATTATTGCTGAGATAGTAGAAACTATGACAGCTACAAATGAAGATCAAAAACCTGTAGAAGAGAATAAGTAATATGCAGAAGAATGGGTTAAATAATATTATTAGAATACCCACTTCTCTAGAAAGTAAGTTCTTTAGGTATTGGCTTGAGTTCTTAGAACCTTTTCATGGTTTAACATCAAGAGAGTTAGATGTAGCAACAGCTTTCTTAAGACAAAGATATGAATTAAGTAAAGCTATTAGTGATACTGATATCTTAGATAGAGTTACTATGGGAGATGATACTAAGCAAAAAATCAGGCAAGAATGTAATATAACAACTCCTCATTTTCAAGTTATAATGGGTAAACTTAGAAAAGCTAAGTTTATAATAGATAATAAGATCAATCCTAGATTTATACCTCTTGGTATAAAAGAAGAGGATAACTCATTTAAGCTATTATTATATTTTGACTTTAATACAGGAAGAAATTAGTAGAATATCAAAGGAGCTTGCATTGCCTGAGAAGTGTGTAGAAAATATTTATAAAGCTTATTGGACTTTTATAAAAGAAACTATAGGGCAATTGCCCTTGAAAGAGGATTTAACAGAAGATGAATTCAATAGGCTTAGAACAAACTTTAATATACCTAACTTAGGTAAGTTCAGTTGTACTTATAAAAGATGGTTAGGAGTTAAAAAACATTATAAGAAAGGATGAAGATAAATATAAAAGGGGTTAAACCCTTAAATAATCAGATAATTACTACAGCAGAAGAGTATAATGAAGACCTTATGTTTGGTAAAATTATTGACACTAAACATATAAAAGGTACTCTAAAAGAATATCAAAGAGTAGTTGCTATAGGACCAATGGTTAGAAATATTGAGGTAGGGGACTTAGTGATGATTAATCCTAAGAGATTTGCTAAATATAAACATCAGCCAGGTTCTCTCAAAGATGGAATTGTTACTGATAATCCAGTAATAAGATATGATTTTCCTATTATTGAGATTGACCATATCAATCATTTATTCCTTCATGACCAAGATATTGACTTTGTAATTACTGATTTTGAGGAAGAAAAAGTTGCTGATGAAAGTACAAGTGATTTGATAATTCCTGATAACAAAATTATAGTGTAAAATGTAGCCTATGGGGAGTACTCATAGGCTTTTTTAATATTAGTATATGATAAAGTTATTTAAATATGAGGGGTATCAAGTTATTGTTGAGCCTGAAGCATTAATGCTAAAACCATTTAAAGCTATTTATAATAGGGATAGAAGTAAGAATAAAAACACTGCAATGCAAGAGTTAGCTTATATCTATTTTATGGCTGATCCTAGAAGTGATTATCAATATCTAATTGATTCAGAAGATAGGAGTAAGGCTATTATAGATGGAGAGGGAATGCCTGATACTTGGAAACCAGATAAACTTGTATTAGCAGCTATAGAGTTTTACAGATCATTTAACCCTACTTCTTCTCTACTTCTTGAGGACACAAGAATGATGGTAGATAAATTTAGAGCTAAAATTAGAGATTTAAATTTTGACAACTTAGAAGTAAAAGAGTTAAAGGATGCTATTGGTATAGTAAAGCAAATACCTGGCCTTGTAAAAGACTTAGATGAAGCTGAAAGGGCTGTTTCTAAAGAAATTATTAGTGATACAAGAGCAAGGGGGTCACAAACTAAATCATTATATGAAGATGGGGATTAATATAATATTAGAGTGCTTTAATAGGCATTTAGATAGTGAAAGGTTGAAGTCTAAGATAAAGACCTCAGGGCATTTTGTAAGTTATTCAAATTGGGAAAGAAAAATGGGTACACTAAAAGTAGCTAAAACTTATATTAACTTTTATAAGAATGGGGTTAATATCCCAGTAATAACTGCTCAGCATGTTGCAAGTATTCCTGTAGGTCAAGAAGATGTATTGATACAAGAGTGTGAGAAGTGGGCATTACTAAAATTTATTCCCCACTATTATGAAAATCTTGATAATTTTGTAAGAGGTACCTATGGAACTTAGTGATGATTTTTATATACCAACTAATGAATTTCAGACAGAGATAACAAAGGAATTTATGGAATCTATGCCTGATGAAGTTCAGCAATGGTTCTTAGAATTTATTGAGAATGTAGAATTCATTAAGAGGTTAATAAGTCCTGATAGAAAAAGAGCAAAAGACTGTCCTAAAGATGATGAGGGTAAGATAATAGTAGACATTACTAACCCTCATATATTAGAGGATATGGATTATTTTAGACCTATGGCTCTTTATTATAAGGAACATAACTGTTACACTTATCTAAGACCTAATCCAAATCCAAATAGTGAATATAGAAAGTTATTTGATGAGGAGAAGAGAAGATGTAGAGAAGGTTATATAAGAGAGTCTGATGGTGAGTGGGTTACAGGGTATCTATATTGGTATCTTAATTACTGTCCTATTATGCTCACTAGAATAGAAAAAGGGACTAATAGAGCTTCTAGAGTTGAAGACTTCCCTGATATGTGGGAAGGTATATATTGGAGATTCCATTATCTTGACCAAGCTAGAAATGAAGGTGAACACGCTATAGAGTTAGCAAGACGTGGATGCAGTAAGTCCTTTAGCTTAGCTTCTATTATGGCTAAGAACTTAATATTAGGAGAGAGTGAGAAAGCTAATAAGAGAGTTATGACTGTTCTTACTGCTTATCAAAAGGAATATCTTGGTGGTAAGGATGGTACTCTATCAAAGTTTGAACCTATGATAGACTTTGTAGCTGATAATACAGAATTTCCTAGATTGAGACTTAATAGTTCAATGAATGATATGACTTGGACTATGGGTTATAAAGATGAGTTTGGTAGGAAAAAAGGAAGTCTTAACAGTGTAATTGGGGTATCATCTAAAGATGATGAAAGTAAACTTAGAGGTAAAAGAGGTTATATATTATTTGAAGAAATGGGTTCTTTCCCTAATCTTATTAGTATTTATAATACTGTAAGGTATGGTATGGAAGAAGGTGATTATACCTTTGGTTTAGCTTACTTAGTAGGTACAGCAGCAGAAGATGCCTCAGATTTTAGTTCTGCAAAAGAATTATTATATAGTTCTGAGGGTTATCATATATATAATGTAGAAAATGTATATGATAAATATGGTCAAGGTAAAAAAAGATTTGGTTACTTTTTCCCTTCATATGTTAATAGAAAAGGCTGCATGAATAAGGATGGGGTATCTGATGTAGTTAAAGCTCTTAAGCAAATATTAATGAATAGATATAATGCTAAATATAGATCAGCAGACCCTAATACTGTAATAAGAGTTATTGCAGAAATGCCTATAACTCCAGCAGAAGCTATTATTAAAGTTAAATCTACTTCATTTCCTGTTCAAGCTCTAACAGAAAGACTATTACAATTAGATTCAGACCCTAAAGCTTATGACGATGTATATGTTGGTAGTTTAGTTCAAGATGATAAAGGTAATGTAGTTTTTAGAGCAAATAGTGATAGTCCTATAAGAACATATCCATTAAAAGATAATACTAGTAAGGGAGCTATTGAAATATTTGAAATGCCTCAAAAAAATCACAATGGAAAAATATATGATAATAGGTATATATTAGGACATGACCCAGTAGATAATGACCAAGCAGATTCAACCTCTTTATCTTCTACTTTTGTATTAGATTTATTTACTGATAGAATAGTAGCAGAATATACTGGTAGACAATCTTTTGCTGATGAGAACTATGAAATAGTCAGATTACTATGTTTATTTTATAATGGTAGATGTCTATATGAGTCTAATAAAAAAGGTATATATTCTTATTTTGCTAAAATGAGTTGCTTACATTTACTTGCTGATACTCCTGAATATCTCAGAGACAAACAACTTGTTAAATATTCAAGTTTTGGTAGTAATGCAAAAGGGGTAAATGCTTCAGCTGCGATTAACTTGTATGCTAATGAAAGAATAAAAGATTGGTTATTAAAACCTATTCCTACTATAGTACAAGAAGATGAAGAAGATAAACAAGTAATGATTCCTAATTTATATAGAATTAGGAATAGAGCTTTACTACAAGAGCTTATTGCTTTTACTCCTGAAATAAATGTAGATAGAGTTAGATCTTTAGGTATGGTTATGCTATATAGAGAGGAGAAGATGATTCTATATAATGGAAGTGTAAGTCAGGATAAATTTGATAAAGCTGATGCTAGTGATCTTAGTAATGATGATTTCTTTAAGAGAAACTATGATTATAGATATTAGTAATAAAGTACACTTGCACTAAATAAATTTGTTTAATGCTTGTGTACTTTATTTCTTTTATTTATTTTTGCAATAAATTTAAGTAAGAATTTAAAAGTAAAATATATGAGTGAGGTAATACAGTTCCCAGCTCAACAAATACCTTTTAGTAAAAAGAATAAAACATGGAGAAAGCAGTGTCTTGATTGGGCAGACTCAAAGACTTTCTTTAATTATAATCCTGTAAGAAATTCAGTAATTCATAAAAAAATTAATTATGATTTAATGAATGGAAAGTTACATATGCAGGATTTAGAGATTATACTTAATCCTGAACAAGTAAAAGAAAAGTTTACACCTAGTTCTATTCAACATTACCCTATTATAAATAGTAAATTAAATGTACTTAGGGGTGAAGAAAGTAAAAGAATATTTGATTTTAGAGTAGTGGTCACAAATCCTAATGCTATCTCTGAAAAAGAGAATAGTAAGAAGGAGCAGGTATATGCAATGCTACAACAATTAGTAGCTAATCAATCACAAAGTGAAGAGGAATATCAAAGTAATCTTAATAAGATAGGGGAATACTTCACCTATGAATGGCAAGATATGAGAGAAGTAAGAGCTAATAGTATTCTTAATCACTATGTAAAAGAATATAATATGCCTCTTATATTTAATGAAGGATTTATGGACGCCTTAACTATTGGTGAAGAAATTTATCAATGTGATATTAGAGGAGGAGAACCAGTTATAGAAAGAGTTAATCCTTTAAAGATAAGAGTATTTAAGTCTGGTTTCAGCAATAGAATTGAAGATGCTGATATTATACTTCTTGAAGACTATTGGTCTCCTGCTAAGATAATTGATTCTTATTATGATGTATTGACTTCAAAGGATAGAGAGTATATAGAAAATGGGCCTCCTACAAATCTTGGAGCTACAAATGATGTAGGAGAAAGAGATGAAAGACTTGGGTTTATCAATAATCATATGATAGATGATGTTATTGATAGTGATGAAATGTTCTTTGATCCTCTTAATATGTTTAGTGACATTAATAGTTCTTTACTTCCATATGATGTTGCTGGAAATATAAGAGTCCTAAGAATGTATTGGAAGTCTAGAAGAAGAATAAAGAAAGTTAAATCATATGACCCAGAAACAGGTGAAGAAGTTTACAACTTCTATCCTGAGAGCTATGTAATAGATAAAGATAGAGGAGAAGAGGAGTGGATATATTATATTAATGAGGCTTGGGAAGGCACTAAAATAGGTGAAGATATTTATGTTAATATGAGACCAAGACCTATTCAATATAATAGACTAAGCAATCCTTCAAGATGTCATTTTGGTATTGTAGGCTCAATATATAATCTAAATGATGATAAGCCATTTAGTATGGTTGATATGATGAAGCCTTATAATTATATGTATGATGCTATACATGACAGGCTTAATAAAGTAATAGCAAGAAATTGGGGCAAAATAGTACAACTTGACTTAGCTAAAGTACCTAAAGGCTGGAATATAGATAAGTGGCTTTATTATGCTAAACATAATAATTTAGCTGTAATTGATAGTTTTAAAGAGGGTAATATAGGTGCAGCTACTGGCAAATTAGCTGGAGCTATGAGTGGTACCTCTGGAGTTATTGATGCAGAACTAGGTAATATAATACAAGGCTACATATCAACTCTTGAATATATCAAATCAGAGATGTCAGATGTAGTTGGTATTACTAGACAAAGAGAAGGTCAAATTAGTAATAGAGAAACAGTTGGTGGAGTAGAGAGAGCCACTTTACAATCTTCATATATTACAGAATGGTTATTTACTATACATGATGATGTAAAGAGAAGGGTACTTGAGTGCTTTCTTGAAACAGCTAAAATAGCTCTTAAAGGTAGAAAAGAGAAGTTTCAGTATATACTATCTGATGGCTCAATGAGAGTTATTGATATAGATGGTGATGAGTTTGCAGAAGCAGATTATGGTTTACTTGTTGATAATGGAAATAAAGTACAAGAACTTAATCAAAAACTTGATATGCTTGCTCAAGCAGCACTACAAAATCAAACTATTAGTTTTTCTACTATAATGAAACTCTATTCATCAGCATCTCTTATTGAGAAACAAAGACTTGTTGAAAAGAATGAAAATGATCTTAAAGTAGCTCAAGAACAAGCTCAGCAGCAGCAATTAAAGGCTCAACAAGAACAAGCTCAAATGATGGCTCAAGCTAAGGAACTTGAAACTAAGCAAAGGGAAGAAGCCAACATTAGAGATAATGAGACTAAAATACTTGTTGCTAATATTACAGCTGATGGTTACGTTAAAGCCTATAATGATGATGGTATAGAAGATACTTATAGTGAGAAGGATAAAGCTAAACTTGCAGAGGAGATAAGACAGTTTGATAAGAGATTAGCTCTTGATAAAGAAAAGCTTGAACTTGAAAAACATAAGGTAGAGCAAAGTAATGCTATAAAAAGAGCACAGCTTAAGAAAAAGAACTAATATATAAATTATGGGTATAATAAAAGTTATAAAAGAAGGTAATCTTAGAGGTACTACTACTAACCCTAATAACAAAATATATCCTGTTACTACTTCAGAAGCAGTTTATGTGCCTAATGTTGGTAAACTTACAGAACATGTTCATCCTAGGATAATACTTACTGAAGATGAAATGGATGAACTTATTGCTAATGGGGGACCATTTGAAGAGGGTTATGATTATATGGTATATGAAACAGATTAATTAATAGTAATGATTTGGAATAATAAAGGAAAAGAGTTAGTAAGTTTGAGAGTTGGTAACCACCAAATCTCAACTTACTATCATATTATACAAGGTACTGCTAAGATTATATGGCAGGCCATAAGATCTTGTTTTGGTTCTGGAATGTGGGTTAATAAAAAGTCTTGGATTAATTCAGAGCCTTGGAAAATAAATCATTCTTAAATTTTAATTATACATTATATGGCAAAAGCTATTGATAAAGCTATTACAGGTTTAGAAAATACTTGGGAAGGCTATAAAGGAAAAAGAGTAGAAGACCATCTTATGAAAAAGATAGGGTATTTCTATAGACCTGTGCAAAGAGAAAAAGATAATGCATATCATTTAAAAGGATTTGCTTCTAAAGAAGCTTATAATTTATGGGCATCTTTTATAAATAAAACAGAAGAGGAGATAAAGGCAGCAGGTTATACTAAAGAGTATATTGAAAGCTTGGTGTTAGTAGATGCTTCCTTAGGTGGAAATACAGATATAATTAATTCTGCAGAATTACATACAAATAGTGATCAAAATATAATAGTATCTGTAGAAGAAAGTATAATACTACAATTAAGATTTACTTCTCAAACTTTTAATCCTGTAACTAATAAAACTGTAGATACAGGAGAATCAGGACTATTAACTATTCAAAAGAGAGAAAATGATAATGCAGATTGGGAAACTTGTGGTACACTGTCTATTCCTTCTATTCCTGCAGAGAAAGTAAATGATTGGACTGATGTAGATATCACTAAACTATTACCTAATGGTACTTGGCAAGTAAGATGTTATGTTGTAGGTAAAACTACTAATTATACTACTTCCTCTATTCATTTTAATAAAGTAGTTAAAACTAAACTAGAACTTAGTTCTGCTACTCAATGGTGGGTTCCTATGACTTCTAATGTTATGAACCTTGCTTATTATATAAGAGGGTCAGTAGCTAAGACTCTACATTTAAGAATTACAGGAGAAGGGGGACCAGGAATTAGAGAATTAGAAATACCATTAGGCTTATCTGTATATACAGAAACACCTAGAAATATTATTGTTACTGATACTAGTACTGATTTAACTAAAGTTGTAACACCTGGTATACATAAGGTAGAAGCTTGGTTATCTGTAAATGATAGTAGTATAGAAAGTAAACATATTCATTCTCAAGTAATGATAGTAGACCCTAATAATTTAGAAAGTTCTACTATATTTATTGTAAATAATATTCCTGAGATTATAGATAACTATACTCAAACTATTTTGTTTAACTATAGTGCGTATAATCCTAAAGCTCCTATTACCAGATTCACTATTAGTATTACAGACCATAGTGGTAATAAGGTGTATTTTACTTCTAAAGAAGAAGTAAAGAATGGTGAGAAAAAGTCCTATAATAATATGTTTGAAATAGAGTCTTCAGAACCTATTATATTAGCAAAATTACATATAAAGGATGAAAATGACAGAAATCTTATAGAACCTTTAGAGTTAAAGATAGATAACTCTCAAAACTTTGCACCAACATCTAATGCAGATTTCATTCTTAACCCAAAGGTGAGAAGTAATAATGAAAGTAATCCTAAAGAATTCATCAATGCTGCTACAGATAATAAAGTAGAGACTAAAATTAATAATGTCAACTTTATCACTGATGGTTGGATTAACAATGAGGAGGGTATTAAGGTTCTTAGATTATTTGCAAATAGTTCTATAGATATAAATTATGAGCCTTTTACTCAATTTTTAGACATAGGTAATCAGACCTCCTCACTAACTATGGAGTTTGATGTTAAAATTAAAAATATACTTGATGAAGATGAGCCTATTTTAAGAGTATGTTCTTATCAAAATAACCTTCCTCTAGGTTTTGAATTAAAACCTTTAGAAGCTGTGTTTATGACAACTGCTTTACAAAATAAGAGAGATCAAGACATTATGTTTCAGGAAGAAGAAAGAACTCACATTGCTGTTAATATTATTCATAACTTAGACAATACAGGTGTAAACTATATTAGGCTATTTGTTAATGGAGTTATTAATAGAGAAATGATTTACAAATCTAATGATATTTTTGTTGGAAATGTAAATGGAGTAAAAACTTCACAAGGTATTAGAATAGGTTCTAAAGGTGCAGATATTGATGTTTATGGTATAAGAATTTATAAGAGAAGTTTATCAGCTTCAGATATACAACAAGATTATGTAGCAAGTCTAGCTGATATTGTAGATAAAAAGAGGTTTAAAGAAGCTAATGATATTTTAGGGGATGATGGTACTATTGCCTATAGTAAAGCTTATGATAAATACAGTACTATTCTTTGGACAGGGGCTATACCTTATTACTTAAACACTATCAAACAAAATGGTGATGTAAAAATTCATATTGTAGATAGAACTTATAATACAAATACCAATAAGTGGGAATATACTGTAGATAAAGCTCATTCAGGAGAAATGAAAGATGTTCAACTTAAGGGACAAGGTACTTCTTCTATGGGTTATTATAAGTGGAATGGGCAATTTAAAACCTCATATATTAATGGTGCTGGAGAAGAAGTAAAGACTAATTGGATAGATGAAAATGGAGTAGAACATGGGGCTGTATATCAATTAGATGATGCTATACCAGAAGCTACTAAATTAGTTTGGAAGATTAATTGGGCTTCTTCTCAACAATCTCATAAATTAGGAAGTTGTGGTTTATATACAGATCTTTGGAGAAAGATAGTAGGAGGTAATTCAATTACTAAGTACAAAGATGAACATAATAAGTACCCATACTCAAATGTGAGAGTGTCTGTAATGCAGAAGCCATTTCTTCTATTTAATAGAGACACAGAAAATAGTGAACCTGTATTCTATGGATTAGTTACTTTTGGGCCAGGTAAAGGTGATAAGCCAACCTTTGGTTATAATAAGAAATTATTTCCAGACTTCTGTATGATTGAAGGTTCTGATAATGGTAAACCTTTAACTGAACACAGAGTGCCTTGGATGTTAGATGAAGTTACCTATAATGAAAGTGCAGAGGCTTATTACTATAATGGAGAAAAAAGTTGGGGATTTGATTTAGGAAATAGAGCTATGGTAGAAAAATACTTTGTACCTGCCTTTAATTTTATATTTCTTCATAATACCAACATTAAACCCTTTGTAGGAACTTATGAGCAGTTTATACAGTCTAACCCTGATACTAATATACAATATTGGGTAACTGCAACTAGTGCTAAGGGAAGACCTTATAATCTTTATAGGTACAACTATATTACCAAAACTTGGGTAAATGCTTCTATAACAAAATCTGGTAATAATTATGTTGAATTGAATTTAGCAGAACAATTATCATTAACTCCTACAGGTAATAATTGGCAAGCTATCAATGATACTTTTATTAAAAATCGTATTATAGATTTTAAGGAACATATTGGAGATTTCTTTAATATTACTGACCTTTTATTCACTGCTAGTTTCTGTAAACTTATAGGAGCTTCTGATAACAGGTGTAAGAATACTTATATTTATTGTGATCCTATTACTCATAAACTAGGGTTTATGCAAGATGACTTAGATACTATATTTAGTACTGATAATGTAGGTAGAAAGACTAAACCTTATTATGTAGAGGAACATGATAAAGATAATAATGGACTAACTTATTGGAATGGTGTAGAAAATGTATTATATAATACTTTAGAGCAAGCTATGTCTGATGAACTAATTTCTTCAATGTTTAACATATTACAAGCTATGAAGGAGTTAGGAAAAGGTAGTTTAGAAAAATGTATAAACAAATATTACTTTAGTGTACAAGAGTATTTTCCTGCAACTGCATATAATGAGACTGCTAAATTATTATATGAAAAAGCATCTCAAGTATATGGTACTAAATATACTAATGCTACTCGTCCTATTACACAATCTTTAGGAGACCAATTACAAGGAGAAAAACAGTGGATAAAGAGAAGATTGATTTATATATCTTCTTATGCTTCTTTTGGAGAATTTAATGCTAAAGATTCTGCCAGTGGAGAAGGAGCTTTATCTTTTAGGAGCATTCTTAATACTAATGGTAATACTCCTAGTTATAACTTTACTCTTACTCCTGCTTTATGGTTATACCCTTCAGTAGCTGTAGGTACTACCTCTTTTTATGGTAGAGATAGAGTTTCTGCAGGAAAACCTTATTTAATTAGAAATCTAAATGCAGATGGTAATACTAATATCTATATTAGAGGTATTAATTATTATAAAAGTATTGGAGAATTTGGTAGTGTATCTTTAGGAGAGGCATTTAATTTAACAGGTAATAAACTTGTAGAGTTTTCTGCTATTAAAGAAGGTGGAGCTATTCAATTTAGACCTAATAGTATGACTGTAGATACAAAATTTTTAAGGAAACTTGTTATTAGAGATGCTATTACTTTAAAAGGAGAGCTTAATTTAACTAAGTTAACTAAGGCAGAAATTATTGACTTAAGAGGAACTTCTTTATCAAGTGTTATTCTACCAGAGACTCCTACATTAAAAGAAGTGTATTTACCAGAAACTTTAGTAAGTTTAACTGTAGAAAATGTTCCTAATTTACAAATACTAAGATTTGAAAATATTAAAAATCTTACTAGTTTAACTTTAGGTGATAACATTGGGGAACATATTAATAGCTATAATATAGTACAACAATTAATAGAAAATAATATAACATTATCTAAGTTAGAAGTAAAGAATATTAGTTGGAGTCGACCTCAAAAGCTAGCAGTTATGTATTTAACTAAAATACCTCAAGTTATTATTAATGGTAAGCTTACTGAGGTACAAGGTACTATTACTTTTGAAGATAAACAAATATTGCTTAATAAGTTTGGAGATATAGATAGTCCTACTAATGAGTTATATATTAGTTATAGACACCTTTTAATTAACTCTATTAAATTAGAAGGAGCTACTTATCTAGATAAAGTTAGGGATTATAAACTTCCTATTATTGTCAATCCTACAACAGGTAATAATTTCAAAAAGATAGAATGGTCTATATCTTCACAAAGTTATGCAGTTATTAATAGTAAAACAGGTATTATATCTGTTAATAAAGTGGGTTTAGAAGAGTTAGCTCCTATAGCTACAGTAACTGTAAAAATCACTCTACTTGATAACAATGTATTAGTGCAAACTAGAGAAGTGAAATTTCATAGTCATACTCCTCAATTAGGAGACATAGTGTTTGCAGATGGTACAGTATCTGACATTAATGATACTACTAAAACACCTGTAGGTATTTACTTTTATAAAGATGAACATACCAGGCTTATGATGTCTTTAGGTAATATTACTAATACTTCTTGGGGTTTAAATACTATTGCAGTACCTAATATAATATTAGCAAGTGGTAAAGATGCTTATACTATTCCTAATATTACTACTAAAAGTAGCTATAGTAATGGTAATACTTCAGATTCTTATTATTTAAACCCTGATGGTTCTTTTAAGACTTTTGCAAGTAGACATGCTTTTAGTGATTTAGGAAATATAAGAATAACACCTCAGCTATGGGATATTTATCAATCTTATTATAGTACTTTAGGATATCAAGTTAATGATTTTATTCCTGCAGGATTGTATAACACTATTTGTATTATAGCTCATAGAAACGATGTTCTTACTGATGCTAATATAAATCTTCCAATACCTATGTCTTCTTCTGATAAAACAGAATGGGAAAACTTAACTAAGTTAAAAGAAGAGATTATAGTTAAATCAGGACAACATGCAGATACTTTTTACTTTCCTGCAGCTTCTTATTGCTATGCTTATGAACCTAAGGTTAAAGAAGGAGAAGTGTTATTGGATAAATTTAAAGCACATAATTGGTGGCTACCTAGTATAGGAGAATTAAGTAGAATTATCTTTTATAAATGTCATGGTAATACTAGTACTACAGACCCTAATGCTATTTTTACAAAAGCTTATAAACAAGGAGTAATACCTTGGTTTGTAGAAGATGCTAAATTTGGATCTACAGATATGGGTCCTAGAAGTTGTTATTCATTTATACTATATACCATAGATGGTACTCTTAATGTAGGTAATGGAAACAAAGATAGTATAAAAGGGGTTATGGCAGTGACTTCTTTTTAATGAGTTTTTATAAATCTTTTTTTTTTAATTTCAAGTATGATTTGGTGTTATTCAAACCAACTTCCTGAACTAGTTAGGACTTACCTAAGTTTAGGGCAACAGTCTATAGTTCTTAATATTTTCAGACAAGAAAATAAAGATACCACAAATGATTGTCTATACAAATATGCTACTGTATCTTTAAAACCTCCTAAATTAGATTATAAGGTACTAATGAACGCTATCATAAGATTAGAATACTCAGTAGATGATATGCAAACAATACAAAATAACTACCTTCTTGACCAGGAGGATGAGGAAGCCAAAAAAGATTTCTTAAGAATGCAAGAATATAGGAAAGAATCTAAGCAAGAGGCTATAAAGTGTATGGAATACATAGAGGAGCATAATTTATGGAAAGGAAGTTAATTTAATGTTTAAAAAAAAAGTAAGGGAGAGTATTATAACTCTCTCTTACATAATTATTTCTATTATATGAAAAAGTATATGATATTTATACTAATTCCTTTTATTTTAAGTATTCTGGGTACTATTTTTTATAAGTATAAACAACTACTTAAATATAAGGAGTTATATAGTATAGCAGTAGCTAATAATAAAGCATATGAACAACATATGACAAATAGCAAAGAAGAATCCAGACTATACCAACTTACTATAGCTGAGTTAAATCAGTCTAAAGATTCTCTTATTCAAGAGCTTTTAAAGGTCAAGAAGAAGAGAAAAATAAAGGATAAGGATTTACAGAGTCTTCTTTATCAAATATCTAAAATAAATAAGACAGATACAATTGCTCTAAGAGATACTATATTTCTAAATAATGTGTGTATAGATACTCTGTTAACAGATAAACAATGGTATAGTTTAAAGTTACAATTAAAATACCCTTCTACTATTATTACAACTCCTAGTTTTATTAGTGAGAGGTATGTATTAATTAGTGCTAAGAAAGAAACTATAAAACCACCTTCTAAGATATTCTTTATTAGATGGTTTCAAAAAAAGCATACTATAATCAAGGTAGACATAGAAGAAAGGAATCCTTATATTAATATTGATAGACAGAAATATATAAAAGTAATTAAATGATTAACGATGAAATTGTAATAGCTGTTATAGGAGTTTTTTCTACTATAATTGGTTCTTGGACTTCTTGGTTTTTAGCAAGAAAGAAATACAATGTTGAGGTAGATAATTCATTGATAGAGAATATGCAAAAATCTCTTGATTTTTATATGAGACTATCTGATGATAATAAAAATAGATTGGAAGAAGCCTTAAAAAGAAATGAAAGGTTAGAAGAAGAAGTACAAAGGTTAAAAGAACAAGTTAGTGATTTAATGCTCGAGTATCAGAAATCTTTAAGAAATCAGATTAGATCTAAAGATGCTGAGATAAATAAAATTAAAAAGTCTAAAAATGGAACTAGTACTAAACAGAAGATTTAATGGAGCTACTTATACAATAGGTAGTTTATTTATAAATGGAACTTATTACTGTGACACTCTAGAAGATAAAAACAGAAATTTATCTAGCTCTATGAGCTTAACTGAAATAAGTAAGATAAAGGTAAAGGGAGAGACAGCTATACCTTATGGTAGATATAAAGTTACCCTTAGTGTAAAGAGTCCTAAGTATAGTAACTTTAATAAATATAAATATGTAGCTTTTACACAAGGTTATATACCTAGACTTCTTAATGTTCCAGGCTTTGATGGAATATTAATTCATGCAGGAAATAAGGATGTTGACACAGATGGATGTATTCTTGTTGGGGAAAATAAAGTAAAAGGAAAAGTTATTAATAGTCAAACTACTTGGGTAAACTTATACAAGCTATTAAAAGAAGCTGATGATAATAGAGAGGCTATTACTATTACTATAAAATAACTAAATCTTAATAAAAGGTTTATAGGATATAACGATTTTATTTATAATATTGTTTATCCTATAAACTATATCTAATTTTGCATTAGTTTTATAAAAATTAATATAGGAGAATAAATATGGAAGAATTAGGATTAAATTTAGACAATATTCTTGATGAGGATGAAATAGGCCTTTTCAATGATACAGGTACACAGGAGAGTACTTCTCCTGAAAATGAACCCTCAGATAAAACTACTGAAGAGGGTAAAAACAATAAAGAAGCAAACACTGCTGAGATTGACCCAGAGTCTTTATTTGATGATGGTGAATCAGAGAGCGTAGGTAGTGAAGAACAAAATAATGAGGAAAAGGAAGACCCTGACTCTGATAAAGGTAAAGGTACTTCTCCTAATACTGACTTCTTCTCTTCCATTGCTGAAGCCTTGACAGAGGAAGGGGTACTTCCAAACCTTAATGAAGAAACTATTAAGAATATTAAGACACCCGAAGACCTTAGAAAAGCTATTGACGACCAAATAAAATCAAGTCTTAGTGAGCAACAGCAAAGAGTTATAGATGCTCTTAATAATAATGTTGAGCCTGATGCTATAAGGCAATATGAGGGTGTACTTAATTACCTTGATAATATTAAAGAAGAAGACCTCAAATCTGAAGGTGAACAGTTTGAAAATCTTAGGTCTAGACTTATATACCAAGACTTTATAAATAGAGGTTTTGATAAAGCTAGGGCTGAAAGAGAAGTTAAAAAGGCACTTGATAATGGTACTGATATTGAGGATGCTATTGAAGCCCTTAATAGTAATAAATCCTTTTACAAGAACAGCTATAATAAACTTCTTGAAGATGCTAAGACTACACAAGAAGAGGAGGAGAATGAAAAAAAGGCAAGAGCTACTAAGCTAAGGGATAGTATTTTTGATGATAATCAAAAGTTCTTTGGTGAAATTACTTTGGACAATGCTACTAAGCAAAAGGTATTTGATAATATATCAAAACCTATCTATAAAGATCCTAAAACAGGGGAATTTTATACAGCAATACAGAAGTTTGAGTCTGAACATAGTGATGAGTTTCTTGCAAAGTTAGGTCTTATATTCACACTTACTGATGGTTTCAAAAACCTTGATGGTTTAGTTAAAGGTAAGGTGAAAAAAGAAATAAAAAGAGGTCTAAGAGACCTTGAAGGTAAGATAAATACTACTTCAAGAGATAGCTATGGTAATCTTAAATTTAGCTCAGGAGTGGATGATGGAGAATCTTATCTTGGTAAGGGAATTAGACTTGCAATATAAACTGATAAAATATATATTTTTTAATTAATTAGATTTATGGCTAAAAATTTACTAGGTAAATTTCAAACCAGAGAGTTTTCTTTTTGGAAGGGGTTGACTAAAGACAACCACCTTGGGGCTATTTTTCAGAAAGCACCTCAAAAAGCTACTAACTTGATGGTTAAACTCTTAGCTTACCAAAGAGGTAAGACACTTGATACCTTGCTTAATCAATTTCCAACGAGAGAATTTGAGAATGATGATGAATACACTTGGGATGTAATAGGTTCTTCAAGAAGAAATATTGCATTGTTAGAAGCAAGAGATGAAGATGGTGTTGTAGTAGAAGATAATGGTAAGATGATTGGTGCAGGCACTGCTCCTTTCTATTTAGTATTCCCTGAAGATTGGTTTGCTGATGGTGAGTTCATTGTAGGTAATCTTAATGAAATCTATCAGTTTAGAATTCTCGGTGATGCTAGAATGGAAGGTACTAATGCAGTGTATAAAGTAGAACTTGCAGGTGGTAACATTGAAGGTGTTCCTGCTGAAAGACTACTTGCTGGTGAAAAATTCTCTATTGAGGCAGCTTTTGTTGAAAGTGAACTTTCAAGAAAGGTTGGTGATGTGAGATTTAGTTCTAGTGTAGCTATGAGAAATGAATTCTCTACAATTAGAATTCAACATAAGGTGCCAGGTAATAAGATTAACAGAAAACTTGCTGTTGGTATTCCTGTAATAGATAATGGTAAAACTACCACTATGAATATGTGGATGCACTATGTTGACTATGAAGTAGAGCAACAATTCTCTGATTATAAGAATAATGCACTTGCTTTTGGTAGATCTAACAGAAATGCTAATGGTGAGTATATGAATATTGGTAAGTCGGGAGTAACTATCAAAACTGGTGCAGGTATGTATGAGCAAATGGAAGTTGCTAATACTACGCACTATAATCAATTTAGCTTGAAGCTTATTGAAGATGCTTTATATGAGCTTTCAGCAGCTAAACTTGGTATGGGTGATAGATACTTTCTTATTAAGACAGGTGAAAGAGGTGCTATTCAGTTCCATAAAGCTGTTCTTAAAGAAATTAGTGGCTGGACTCAATTTACACTGAATGGTGATGCACTTGGTATTGTCCAAAAAACACAATCTAATCTACACTCAAATGCACTTTCAGCAGGTTTCCAATTTGTTGAATATAAAGCACCTAATGGTGTTAGAGTTAAGATTGATGTGGATCCTTATTATGATGACCCTGTAAGAAATAAAATTCAGCATCCACTTGGTGGCCCTGCATTTAGCTACAGATATGATATTATGGATATTGGTACTATGGACCAACCTAATATCTTTAAGTGTACTATAAAGGGAGATACTGAATATAGAGGTTATCAATGGGGATTGAGAAATCCGTTTACAGGTCAAAAGGGCAATCCATATATGTCTTTTGATGAGGATGCAGCAGTTATACACAGGATGGCAACTCTTGGTATTTGTGTGCTTGACCCAACAAGAACATTATCATTGATTCCTGCTGTACTTGCAGCATAAATAATATTAAATAGTAAGGTAGTACTGTTACTACCTTACTATATATTTATAATAAGAAAAACTAATAATAAAATATAATAGGAGAAGATTATGCCAAGAATTAAAAATATGGATGAGAAGGTAAGTTATAATAACACAAACATAGATAATATATCTGATACAGCTGAACTAGATTTACAGGAAGCAACTAAGCCAATTTCTAATATTAGTGAAGAAACTAAAGCTACTAAAGTAATTGTAGATACAACACAGCTTGTTAATTGTCTTAGAAATGAAAGAATATGTGTTAAACATATTCCTAAGCAATCAGGTATGATTACTAACTATAAACACGTGCTATATGGAGGTATGGCTGAAACAGCTAAAAGAACTTTTACAGTACCTCTATTAAAATCAGGAGCATTTGCTGATGTTCTTACCAAGAAAGAAAAAGACTTTCTTGAACATATATTAGGACTTGAAGCTAATGCTATGAGTGTATATAAAACTAATAATAACTTCTGGAGTACTGCTAATACTAATGGTATTTCAAATGTAACTTTATTTAAACAAGATAATTTTTTGGATTTGTCTGATCCAACAGATTATATCAAATATAAAATATTGCTTGCTAACAAGGATTTTGTAGCTCCTTCATTACAAGCACTTCAAGACCAGCCTAAGGCAACTTATGAATTTGTCATTATATCTGATACAGAAAAGACTAAGATAGCTACTAGTAAGATGTCTTATAAGAAACAATGTTACAAAGAACTTGGTAAGGTTGAAGATAACATTGATATTATGAGACTCATCATTGAAACTATTGATGGCAGGCCTACTGCTAAGAGTACTAAGCTTGATGTATTACAGACTAAAGCAGATGATCTTATTCAGGCTAATGCAGGTCTATTCCTTAAGGTAATAACTGACCCTCTATTGTCAACTAAGGTGCTAATTAAAAAAGCAGTTGAAGCTGGAATTATTGCTAATAGAGGTAATTATCTTTACCTGAGAGATGGTAATCTTCCTCTATGTAATGATGGACAAGACCCAACACTTAATATTGCTGCTAGATTCTTAAATGAGCCTAAGCATCAAGACCTTAAGTTTACTATAGAGGCTAAATTAAAATAAAATATGACAGTATCAGAATTTTCAAATCAGTTTGATATACTTTATAATAATATTACAAGTAATCAGGCTCCTGGTCTAAATGAATATGAGAAGTCTGTATTTTTAACTAAGGCTCAAGAGGAGATTATAAAGAATTACTTTAATGCTAAGGGCAATAAATATCAAGATGGTTTTGACGATAGTCCTAAAAGACAATCTGATTTTGGGTCTTTAATTAGAGTAAAAAAATTAAATCCTTTAACTGAATTGAATAAGTTTGATAGAAGGTCTACTACTATATCCTATCATTATCCCTCAGATGTATTTATAGTATTGAATGAGCAGCTTTATGCTAAAGGAACTTCTTATGTAGTAGTACCTATATCTTATAGTGAGTATGATAGGTTAATGTCTAAACCTTATAAATTACCTCCTAAGTTTCAAGCTTGGAGATTGATAACAAGTGTAGATGTTGATCATTCTATTGTAGAGATTATAGGTGTTTTTAAAGAAGCTTACCCTACTTATACTATAAGGTATCTTAAAAGACCTAAGCCTATTATTTTAGGTGATATTGAACAAGAAAGTGGCCTTACTATTAATGGAGAAGGTACACAAATGACATCAGAACTTCCTGATGAAATTCATGAAGAAATATTGCAAAGGGCTGTAGAACTTGCTAAAGTTGCTTGGGCAGGAGACCTAACAGCTACTATACAAACAGGACAAAGAAGTGAATAAAGTCTATGACAACATCAGAATTTTCTAATGAATTTGATATACTTATTTCAAGTTACTTACAATCTTATAATTCTATGGCTTTTGATGAATATGAAAAGTCAGTATTCTTAACTAAAGCTGCATATGACTTAGTAGTTGGATTGTATAGTGGGAGGTTAAATATACAAGGAACTTTTGAAAGTACTGAAGAGTTAAGAAGATATTTAGACAGTTTAGTAAAAACTAAATCTTATGATACTCCTAGTACTTCAACTAACATAGGTGTTAGTAATTCCTCTATATTTTATACTCTTCCAAGTAATATTGCCTTTATAACACTTGAACAGATTATATTTAATGATAATACATTAGGATGTTTTGATGGTAGTAGAGCTAATGTAATGCCTATTACTCATGATGAATATAATAAGATAAAGGATAACCCATTTAGGGGTCCTACAAGATATAAAGCTTTAAGACTTGATTATGGTAATCATGAAGTAGAGATTATTTCAAAGTATAAGGTTGGTAAATACCTCATTAAGTATATTGAACAACCTAGTCCAATAGTACTTGTAAATTTACCAGATAATTTAAGTATAAATGGTGTGAGTGTTCAGACAGAGTGTACACTACACCCACTACTCCATAGAAGAATCCTTGAAATGGCTGTTAGAGAAGCATTATTATCAAGAGGTTCCCAATTAAAAAAGGAGTAACATTGTTTAATTAAACATTAAAAGAAAATGAACATTTTTTCAACTAATCAGGTAAACCAAGTGTATGTAGCTAATGCACTTAAGGAAAATGTAGCTGCATTAACAGATTTAGGTGATATTGTAGTTAAAGCTACACCTGACAAGTCAGCAATCTATTTTCAGCACAAAGGTGCTGGTGGTATTGTAAGAAGTGACTTAATTGAAGTTAAGAACATTCTTTGGGGTAAGACAACTAAGGCTAAAGATATGGCTAGAAAGCTTAAAGTTGCTACAGTAACTCTTGATAATACAGTTAATGGTGGTAATCCAATTGTAGGACAAGACTATATACTGAGAATAGCATTTGATGGCTATGTTGGTATTTCCCCTGAAGATTCTCAGTATTGGAAACATGGTGTAGTTCATATTACTAATGGTATGACAGCATCAGATTTCTATAAGCAAATGGCTCTTAGTCTGGCTAAAAATATGAGTAGAGAGGCTGTTAAGTTAATTAAGATTACCCTTAGTGATGGTGCTGAGGTGCTGCCTAATACTAAAGCAAGTGATTTAGCTGGTTCTTACACTAATCTTGTTATTACTGAAGTAGAGCAGGATTGGATTCTTGGTACTAAGCAACAGAAAGCACTTACCTTTAATGTAGTGCCTACTGAGATAGATGTTAAAGAAGGGGATATTTATACTCCTACTAAATGGGGAAATGTTAGTACTAGTGCTGGAGACCCAATTAAGAATGGTAAGTTAATGGCAGACTATGAGTACTTCTATATGGGTGAAAGAGGTGATCAATATAGAATGGTTGGTTTTCCTGACTATGTACCTACTAAGTATTTAGTTGACCCAAGTAAGGAATATGATACTATTGCACTACATTATTCTTATATTGGCTCTAATGAGAGTGTACAGAAGTCTGAGAAAGATATCACTCTTATTGTTCCTACAGGAGGTGTAGCAGCTCTCATAGCAAAGATTAATCCTTTGATTGCTGCTTCTGGTGTTACACTTGCTGATGGTACAGCAGGATAGTAGATATTATAAATGGAGGCAATTATGGCTCCCTTTATTTGTTTTAACTTAATAGTATTTTTATGATTTCATTACAAGAACTTAGAATAACAAATACTGGTAAAAGACTTATTATAGGAGCTAATGTAAGACAAGAAGTTTATTATAAAGATGTGTACATAGATAAAGTAATTATAGATACTGAAGAAACTTATAGTAAAAGTGGTCCTTTATCTAAGCCTATATTTACTAAACAAATTGAGGGTAATAACAAAAGTATTAATCTTCAGCTTGATAAGTCAGATCTTAATGGTAAAGACCTTACTTCTCATTTATTTTTTGTCTATATAATAGCAAGAGGAACTCCTACTTCTGATACTCCATGTGGTATGGATAATATAAACACTTTGGGTGTAACTATGTATATGGGTAATTACTATAATACTTTTATGAGTTATATAAATGAAATGAATGGTAATAATTGTACTATACCCCAAGGTCTTATAGACTTAATACTGAGATATGAAGCTCTTAATACTAGCATAGATTCTGGTCATTATATTAAAGGTATTGAGTATTTTAATAAGTGGTTCAGTAAAACTTCCCCTATAACTGTTCCTCCTAAATGTGGTTGTTATGGGTAATATTATATTTGAAGTTTTAGGTAGATATTTTAATACTTTAGCTAACATAGGATATAGAAAGAATTCAGATGTTATAAGGGTATTTCTTCTTTCTTATATAAATAAGTTATTGAATAATGACTTTAGGGGATATGTTACTGAGGAAAATTATAGGAAAATAGAGAGAACTCTATATTGTTTGTATGGTAGTTCTTGTTTAATACCTTATCCAGATTATTATAGCACAAAAAATCAAAGAATTATGTATAATGGTAGTATATCTGAATTAAATCATAGAGTAAGTAGTGTTGAAAAAGCAGTAGAAGATGCTATAAAAGATCGTGAAGACCTTGATAAAATAAAAGATGCTATTATAGTAGTACCTGGAGAAAATATTAAGGAAGTAGAAGACTTTGTCCTATAAGGATAATTACACTATCAATATAAATTTAGTTATGCTCTTGCAGATATAGTAACATTTGACTATCTTTGCAAGAGCATTTTTATTATAATAATATGAGTACATATAGAGAATTAACTAGTATGATTCTTGATGAATTAAAGATTATAAGTGATGATTCTTTAATACAAATAGAACATATAATATTTTTACTTGATAAATATAGAACTTTCTTACTTAAACAAAGATATAGTGATATTAAGAAAGAGATACCTGAGTCAAATTATCAGACTATCTGTCTTGACTTAGAGCCTAAACAAGCATTTGAAGGTGATAACTGTAGTAATAGTTATTTATGGAGTAAGCAAGAGGTACCTAATATGCTTACCATTAGTACACCTAAGATAAGTCCTATGGATTATTTTAGTGGTAATATTACTTATATAAATAGAGAAAGATTTAAGTATATAGGTAGTAATAAGTTCTTACAAAATATAATTTATAGTACACTAGCTCCTAATAAGCATTTATATTTAAAATCAAATAATCCACAATATAGATACCTTGAAAGAGTTCAACTTACAGGTATATTTGAAGATAGTTCAAAAGCTTTAGAGTTATCTTGTGATGCTAAGACTTCAGGTAAATGTGATATACTTGATATGGATTTTCCAATAGAAGAAGGTCTTATACCCCCAATGGTAGAGCTTATTATAAAAGAACTAAGTGGAGCTATTTATAGACCTGCTGATGTAGTTAATAATGCTACTGATGACTTAAATAAAGTGAATGCTAAGTGATGAGCTATAGTGAATTTAGAGCCACTACTCTCAAGCTAAAAGGTAAAAAGAATTTCAAGATAACTAATTCCTATGGTACTAAAGAGGCTTGGAGGTGGCTAAAGAAGAATAAATGGCTCAATATAGGTCAGCCTATAACTGAGCATGACTTTGGTGTAATCATCAAGTCTATTAACCTATTCCTTCAAGACCAATTATTGCAAGGCCATGACATTGACTTGCCAATGAATATGGGTAGAATTGAATTAAGAAAGTTCAAAACACATATTAAAGTAGGTCAGGAAGGTATAAAAACAAATATGGTAGTAGATTGGAAGAAAACTCTTGAACTCTGGAATGAGGATATAGAAGCTAAGAATAATAAGACACTTGTTAGAATAGAAGCTAAGGAAATATTTAAATTCTACTATAATAGAAAGAGAGCTAAATATACCAATAAAATATTCTATGAGTTTACTCCTACAAGGTCTTTTAAGAAGAGACTTAGTGATAAAATAAAGAATAATGAAATTGACGCTTTTTTAATAAATAAAGATGAGATTTACTAATATAAAATTAATAATGGATAAGCTAACTAGACATCCATTACTTCAAGATATACCATTTGAAACTGTAGTAGATTATGCGGTAGACTTTATAAGAATAGTAGGCACTCCTCCTTCATTTTTAGATAAGACTGCTATCATAGACATAGTTGATTATAGGGGTATACTTCCTTGTGATTACTATGAAATGACTCAAGTTAGACTTAATGATAGTTCTAAGAGAACTTTTAGATATACTACTGATAGCTTTCATATGAGTAGTAATAAACCAGAGTTTAGTGATTTGACTTATAAGATACAAGGTAATTGTATATTTACTGCTCCACTAGAACAAGGTCAAATTGAAATAGCTTATCAAGCTTTGCCAATAGATGAAGAAGGATATCCCTTGATTCCTGATAATAGTTCTTACTCAAGAGCGCTTGAGGCTTATATAAAGAGAGAATGGTTTACCATATTATTTGACCAAGGTAAACTTAATGGACAAGTACTAGCAAGGGTAGACCAAGAATATTCATTCTATGTTGGTCAAGCTCAAAGTGAACTTATAATACCAACTATTGACCAAATGGAGGCTATATCAAATATGTGGAATACTCTATTGCCAAGAGATGAGCATAGACATAGTTTCTTAGATAATGGCACTCAATCACATATAATAAATCATTGATATGCTTAAACAAGATTTACATATATTTACAGGTATGCAGAGGGATTTAGCTGTTTCCAGACATAAGGCTGAATTTCTTTGGAATGCACATAATATAAGACTGACAGCAAGAGAAGGAGATACTTTACTTGCTATGACTAATGAAAGAGGTACTGCAAAAGCAGTAGATAATTCTGATAATCAAATAACTATGAATGGTATTTATTTAGGACATTGTGTACTAAATAAGTATCTAATTGTTTTTATAAAAGATAATACAAAGGATTACATATATAGAATTGAAGGAGAGGACATATTTAATATAGTAGAGTTATATAGTGGTAATTTAAATTTTAGTTTTGACCATCCAATAGAAACTCTTGGTATATATGAAAATCAATTTATACAAAAGGTTTATTGGGTTGATGGAAATAATCAACCAAGAGTTATCAATATAACAAAAGATAAATTAGATAATAAGATACCTGAATATAATAATGATAGTTTCAATTTTGTTAAAACTCTAGATTTATCTGATAAATTATATATAGTTAAAGAAGCTAGTAACATTGGTTTATTTCCAGCAGGAGTAATACAATATGCTATAACTTACTATAATAAGTATGGGCAAGAAAGTAATATTTCTCAGGTATCACCCTTATTGAGTACTTCTTTTCTAGATAGAGGAGGGTCTCCTGAGGAAAAGATGGGTAATTCTTTTAAAATTCATATTGAAAACCCTGATAAAGGTTTTGACTTTGTTAGGATATATTCTATATTTAGAACAAGTATTAATGCTACTCCTACTGTAAAAATAGTAAAGGATATTAATATCTTAGATAGCAATTCTTATATTGAATATACTGATAATAATGAAGGAGGTGAATCTATAGATCCCACTATACTATTATATGTAGGTGGGGAGAGTATAATAGCTAATACTATGACTCAAAAAGATAATACACTCTTTCTAGGTAATATACAAATATCAAGAAGTTCAATACCAAATAATATAAAGGAATCTATAAGAGGTAAAGCTATAACCTTTAATACAAGATCATTAGAACTTACTAATATAGGAGGAGAGTATTACAGATATGCTAATACTCTTAATGCTAAAACATCTGAAGGATATTCTGATAATCCTATTGGGTTTATGAAAGATGAGCATTATAAGTTTGGTGTTCAATTTCAACATAGTAATGGTAAATGGTCAGAGCCTGTATTAATAGATAATGCCACAAATACAGTATCTCCAAATATGTATTTTACAGGTAACTTAATAACACTAAATGTACCTCAAGCTTCTTGTATACTTGATAACCTTGATATAACAACTCTTCAAAAGTTAGGATATAAAAGAGCAAGAGGAGTAGTAGTATTACCATCTTTGCAAGATAGAATAGTAGTAGCTAAGGGAATGCTATGTCCAACAGTATATAATATTGTAGATAGAATAAATAATGCTCCTTATGTACAATCTTCTTGGTTTTTAAGGCCTTTTCCTGGATTAGGGTCAGACACCTTTCAGGGTATTACTGATGGAACTATAGCTCAATACCACCATTATAAATCACTGCATGGGGGTAATGATAGAAGTTCTGAAATACAAGGAGTTCCCCAAGAGTTATCAAATATAGATATTGGGGAAAAGGGAGATACTGTAAGTAATATAGGAGCCAAGGGAGTTAAATCACCTAATGGTAGTGTATATATTAAAGATGACTACAAGGATAATCCTTCCAACTATCACTTAGTGAATAATAAATACTGGGGAAATATATATGGAGTAGACCAAAGTATAGTCACCTTACATTCTCCTGATATAGAATTTGATGATAATTTTGCTTCATTAAACTATTCTGAATTTAACTTCAATATAGTAGGTAGTATTAAATTTCAATCAAGCTTTGGTGATATTAATATAACTACTTCTAGCCCTCCTATTGCTGGAGAATCAGGGGGATTTCAACATAGAACTTTATCTGCATTAGGTATTAGATCAGCAAAAAGTTTAATATCTGGGTTATTCTATGAAGACTTTTTAGTAGATGAAGTTAATAATGCTACAAAGTATATCAAGTATTCTCATGAGGGTAATCCTTGGCTTTATATGATATACCCCTGGCATAAGTCAGGCTCACTTAATAATGATGCCGTAAGACCAGCCAACACTGGAGCTAGATCAGCTGTACTAAAAAGGAAAGTTATTTCAAATATTAAATTTAGTAATACAAATAGCTGGAAGGACAAGAAAGATATAAAAATAAGTAAAATATTCTTATTTAACAGTGACCAAGTTACTGCATTAAAGCTAGGTGATAAGATATATTATGGTAATGTTGATACTATAGTTACTCCTGTATATCCTTATGGTAGTGTGTTTTCTACAGGTGGTTCTGAAAGTACTCTATGGGATTTTAATCAAAAACCTTCTTTTGAAGATACTCAATTATTTTTTAGTACTAAAAATGGTATATATCCATATCCAGAATCTCCTCAAGAGTGGTATGGCAAGGCATCTGACCATATTGGTAAAGAAGATACTAAACTTAGAGTTACTAAAGAAAATATTAGAATGAAATATAAGACTACTGCTCACGTAGTATTTAGTCTTAAAGAAACTAATCTGGAGGAGATTTATGAAGCCTCATTTAGACAAGGTAGTCCTTCTTTATTAATAGGGGAACTTACAAGAAGTAATACCTCTAATTTTGAAAAAAATGATGAAGACAGTCTAAAAAATTGCTTGTGGACACCAGCAGGAGATTCAGTACCTCTAACTACAAATATGACTATTGTTTTTAAGTATGGAGATACTTATTACCAAAAGTATGACTGTTTAAAAACTTATCCCTTTACTCTTGAAGACTCTAATAGTATTGTTGAAATAGGTTCCTTTATGTGTGAAACAAGAATCAATATTGATGGTAGGTATGATAAAAATGAAGGAAATATCTCTAATTTGAATGTCTTAAATACTAATTTTAATAAGATTAATCCTGTGTACACACAAAGAGACACATTCTTTAATTATAGGATATTAGATAAAGACTATTACAAAATTAGTAAATACTCTTCTTCAATTGCTTGGACTAAGACTAAATCATCTGCATCAGATATTGATTTATGGACTAATATTACACTTGCCAATATATTAGATCTTGATGGGGATAAAGGAGAGATTACATCATTAAATACTTATAACGATAATATCTTTTGTTTTCAACAACAAGGAATTAGTAATATTTTATTTAATAGTAGAGTTCAGATTCCTACTTCTGATGGAGTGCCTATTGAAATAAGTAATAACTATAAGGTTGAGGGTAAAAGGTACCTGAGTGAAAATTTAGGATGTACTAATAAGTGGTCTATACAAGTTACTCCAAGTGGTATTTACTTTATAGAGAGTAATAATAAAGCTCTCTATCATTTAAGTGACAAAGGGTTTACATCTGTTAGTGACTCTCATGGGATGAGCAATTTTTTTAATACCTTTAGTAAAGCTGATACAGTATGGAGACCTGATAAATGGGTAGGAATAAAATCATTTTATGATAGGAATCATAATGACTTATACATATCTGATACCCATACTTCTATTAATTTCTCTGATACACTAGGACAGTTCATTTCATTTTTTGATTATGGAGGAGTACCAGCTATGTTTAATATAGGTAATGAATTTTATGCTATTACAAATAGTGGTTCTACTTGTAGTTTATGGAAAATGTTTAAAGGTGATTATAATAATTTCTTTGGTAAATTAAAGCCATATGATTTTACTTTTATCTCTAATTCTAATGAAAGTGCTGATAAGATATTTACTAACTTAATACTAAGAGCTGATTTCTATCAGGATGGTGTAGATAGAATAATAGAAAATGATGGTAGTATTACTATTACTCCTTATAAAAATAGGTTAGATAATAAATTATTCTTTGATTATATTCAGGTTTATAATGAGTACCAAGATACTGGTAAAGTACCTCTTACTTTTAAGAATAGTAAGCCTTCTAATCTTAAGAAGAAATTTAGATTATGGGCGCTTGATATACCAAGAGATAAGGACCATAAACTTGATAGAATTAGGAATAATTGGACATATATTAAATTAGGTAATAATACAGTAAAACTAGATGCTACAGATAATGAAAAAGCTAATAGTAGCTTAGGCTCTAATAAACATATGGTACTACATGATGTAACTGTAAACTTTCATATATAATACTAAGGGAGTGTAAGTAAATTACTTGCATTCCCTTTAATTTTTTTAATAGACACTTGTTCAACCAAGTATTTTCATTTAACTTTGCATAAACAATTATTAATATTATGTCAAGTAAAAAACAAACATATATACTTGTCCCTAATTACTATGATTTTGGGGGAGATATAATAGCAGGTAAAGGTCTTGGTAAATTTGGTGAGACCTTAAATAAGTTTGAGGGTTTTACTAATGCTGCTGGTAATTTTGTAGGAGGTCTTGCAAACAAAACTATATCAGGAGGCTTAACTTCTGACGCTGGTAATGTAATTACAGGACTTAGTAATGTAGCAAGTACTATACCAGGCCCTTGGGGAGCTATTGCTGGTGTTGGATTAAATCTTGCAGGAGGTCTTGTTAATAAAGTCTTTGGTTCTAAGTTAAATAAAGTGAATATCAATAATATAGAATCTGGAATTAATAGTATGAAAGGCTTTACCTCTGATGCTAATAGTTTTGATGCATTAGAAAACTCAATGGCTTCAGCCCCAACTGGAATAGGATTTAACCAATCAACTGTTGGTAAAGATGGTTTACTTTCTAATAAAGCTAAGAGAAAATATAATCAGCTTAAAGCTGAAGCCCAAGCAGCTAATGAATGGGTAGATAATAGTTTTATGAATAATATAGCTAACATAAAAAATAATCAGAATGCTATGCTTATGGCTAATTATTCTGCATTTGGTGGTCCTATAGATTTAGGTTATATACCTATAGGAGGGGCTATTGACTATGAGATAGCTCAAAGAAAGTTAGAGCAAGGTGACTTAGAAGCTCAAACTAAAGGTATAACTAAACAAGCATTTATTCCACCTGTATATGCTTTAGGTGGCAATCTAAGGACTAATGGCATGGATTGGACTAATGGTATTACTCTTATTGACAATGGAGGTACTCACGAACAAAATCCTCTACAAGGTGTGCCTATGGGAATAGATAATCAGGGTAAACCTAATTTAGTTGAAGAGGGAGAAGTTATTTGGAATAACTATGTATTTAGTGATAGAATACCTATTCCTGATGAATTAGCTAAAGCTTTAAAAATACAAGGTAAAAATATGACTTTTGCTGATGCTGCTAAGAAAGCTCAAAAAGAATCTGAAGAAAGACCTAATGACCCTATTAGTAAAAGAGGGTTACAAGCATCTATGGCAAGACTTCAAGCAGCACAAGAAGCTTTAAAACAACAACTTGCTGGTCTACAAGGAGATAATAATGGACAAGAGTATGCAGAAGGTGGTGATTTATTAAAAAGACTAAAGTCAATAGACCTTAGTGCATTTCCATTATATGCAGACTATGTACATCCTAAAGGTTCTACTGCTTATGGTTTTATGAATAGACCTCCTAATATACCAGCTAAGAATGGAGGAGATTTTGCATATTATGATAATGGTAAATATGACCAAGGATATTTAGATTTTGTAAATAGTGTTAATGATGATGATGCTAAAGTAATAGCAGATTATATAAAAGATTACACTGGTAGAGTATTAACTCCAGCACAACTTAGAGCCAATGCTATCGATATTGGTAAAGAGGGAGGAGGTTATGGAGTAGCCCATCAGATACTTGGTCAACTATATAGTAATAAAGTCAATGCTCCCCTTTTAGACAGAAACCCATGGACAGGAACTAGAGGTACTTATGAATGGGGATTTGGTAAAGGCCTTGATAACTTTTGGCAAGCACAGAGTAAAGCATATGATGCTAATAAGAAAGAATCAATTGAAGCTATAGCTAATGGAGCTAGTCCTTGGGAAGCATTAACTCACTATGATACTACTTATGTAGGATTTCAAGGTGATGATAATATACCTTACACAATACCTAAAGAGGAAGAAGATATTAAACCAATATTAAAAGACCCTAATAAGGATTCTCCTCTTGCATATCTAAGGTATGCTCCTGCAATAGGTGCAGGCTTAGGAGTATTTTCTGACCTTATGGGGTGGACTAACAAACCTAATTATACTAATGCAGATTTTGCTCTTAATTCTTCCAATAGCCTTAAAGATGTTCATTATAATCCTATAGGAGATTATATGAGATATACTCCTCTTGATAGAGAGTTTTATATTAATCAACTTAATGCACAAGCAGGTAGTACTAGAAGAGCAATTATTAATAACTCTGGTGGTAATAGAGGTCAAGCTATAGCAGGAATACTTGCAGCAGATTATGGTGCTCAAAATCAATTAGGTCAACTAGCTAGACAAGCTGAAGAGTATAACTTAGGTCAAAGAGAAAAAGTAGCTTCCTTTAATAGAGGTACTAATATGTTTAATAGTGAGAATGATCTTAAAGCTCAGATAGCTAATAATAGTAATAGAGAAGTACAAATGAGAGCTGCTCTTACTGCAGCTCAATTAAGAGATGCTGCTGATGCTAGAGCTAGTGCTGGTAGGTCAACTAATCTTACTAACTTATTTGATAATCTTGGTAATATTGGTATTGATATTATCAATAGACAAGATAGAGACAGACTTATTAGAGCTGGAGTATTTGGTACACTTAGTCAAAGACCTTATGGTTGGTCTGATAAAAGATGGCAAGCATATCAAGATGCTGTACAAGGTATAGGCTTTGATGATGGAAAGAAAGCTAATGGTGGCAAAATTAAAACTAAAAAGAAAAAAGGTTTAACTATATAATATGGCAAATTACAGTTTAGTAGTAAATAGTAAGTTTCAACCATTCTCTTTTGAAAGGTATATACAGCCATTACAAATGTATGGTGCAGCCTTTAGAGAGCAACAAGATGCTTTAAATGAAATTGATACTAAAGCATCTGTTTGGGAGAATTTAGCTAATGAGCAAACAGACCCTGAAACTTATAAACAATATAAAGCATTTGCAGATGATTTACACAGTCAGGCTGAGAGTATAAGTAAGTATGGTATTAATACATCTTCAAGACAAGCAATGCTAGATATGAGGTCCAGATATGCAAAGGAGATTACTCCTATTGAGCAAGCTTATAATAAGAGAGCAGCTGATATTGCAAGACAACAGAAATTAAGTGATGCTACTGGAGGTAAAACAGTATTTACTAGAACAGCAGCAACTACTTCTCTTGATGATTATAGAAAGGGAGTAGATGACTTTGGACAAGCTAACTTAGACCAAATAATGCAAGAAAGTGCAGTAGGTGCTAAAGCAATGTCTTCAAGAATATTTAAAAGGGAAGAAGACAAAGCAGCTTTTAATGGAGACTACTATGCTTTAGTACAAAAACAAGGATTAACTCCAGAGCAAGCTACTGAAATACTTGCAGGAAGTGGTAAATATCCTGAGTTTACAAAATATATAGAAGATACTAAGTCTAAATATGGTATAGATAACTATGATAAGCAATCTCAAAGTAGAATAAATTCAGCTATCATGCAGGGAATAAATGCAGGTATAGCATACCAAGAATCTTATACTCCTGTTAATAATTGGAGAAGTCAAGAGGATTTAAGCTTTACTCATAGAATGGAACAACAGCATGATGCTCAGGCATTCCAAGCATCAGAGAATGAAAAGAATAGGAATGTAACTGCTCCAAAACCTATACCTATAGCAGGAACTGATGCCTTCTATGACCCTAAGACAGGTATGACACTAGATAAAGATGGAGCTATTATAGGTAATTATAAACAAACTTTAAAAGATGCTGAGCAACAAGCTATAAAAGATAAGAAATTATCTAGAGTTAGAACAGTGGAAGATGCTGCGAAATTAGGATATAAAGTAGCTTTTGTTACTCAGCTTCATCATGAAATAGGTGGAAATAGAAAATGGTATTCTGGTACTCCAGGTGAAGATGTACCAAGTGTATTATGGAATTGGTTTACTGATACAAATCTAATTACTAAGGGTGGAAATTTCACTGAGAAATTCCCTTATGATGTCAAATCTAATATAGTAGCAGACTTTAATACACTACCTGAAGATGCTAGAGATGCAATTCTTTTTGAGGCTGAAAATAGAAACATTGATAGAGATAATGTTGATGTACAAGTGTTACAGGTAGCTGGTAAAGGAAAGAGAAGTAATGACCATGATTATATAGTACTTGTAGGAGATAAAACAGATTAATTAAAATGGCTACATTAAACGAATTAAAAGGATTAAGAACTAAAGACAGAAGTACAAGTGATAGAACAGCTTTACAGACTATACAAGGACTACCAGCAACAGCTGGTAGTACCCTTGTTAACACTCCTTATATACAACCTTATACTCCTGCTAGAAGTTTAAGTGAAGCTGCTGATAGAGCGGCTGAGCAGGAATACGCTTACCAAGCTGAATTAGCTAATTTAAAAAAAGATTTACAAGTAGGGCAATCTGCAGCTTCTAAAGCTGTAGAAGATATAAGAAAAACAGCTCTTAAAACTTCAGCATATTATAAGAAGTATGCCTATACTGATTATATTACTTTAAATGATGAGGATTGGGCGAATATAGCTGCACAGTATAGAGCTTTAGAAAAATTTAAAGGTCAAGATGAAGCTATACACTATCTTAATGGTCAAGTAAGGGATAATGTATCCCATAATCAGGGTATTTTTGAAAAAGCTTGGAAAGGTTATGAGGGTATAAAAGCTTCAGCTGCAGGTACTATAGTTTCATTTATTGGTGCTTTAAAAGGGGCTATAGATTATTTTGATGGTACTTACCAAAATAAAGATTATCTAAGTGGATTTGAGAATTTTATGAATTCAGTTATAGATAATAGTTGGACTAGGTATGGTGATGATATAATAAAATATGGTGCTTTTCTTCCAAGTAGTATTGCAAAAGCAAAATCTTATGGCACTCCTTATGAGGATGGTATTAGTGACTTTGATGTAACACAAACTCAAGGACAAGTTGAAGGGACTGATAGTTTTGTTGATCAGATATTTAATGTAAATACTATACCTTTAGCAGTGCAACAAGGAGGATTTACTGCTGCTACTATGTTTATAGGAATGGGAGAAGCTAAGCTTGCTAGTCTTGCTTTTCAGGGTGCTAAAGATGCCACAATGGCAGCTAAAGGCTTAGGAGTAGTAAAATCTTTAACTGCTACTAAGAATATACTTTCTGGAATACAAAAAGCTGAAAACTTTACTAGTAAATTTATAATCCCAGGCTTAACAGGCACTGCAGAAGGGCTTATGGAAGGATTAAATACTAAGCAACAAGCTCTTCAAGATGGAATAGAAGCAGTGAAACAAGCTCATGCAGAAGCTGTATCTAAAGAGGTAAATAAAGTACTATCTAATAGCAAATTTACTATTGATGCAAAGACTGGAGCAAAAATCTATTATGATAAAAATGGAAAACCTATAAATATAGATGAATTATATAATCAAAAGTGGGAAGAATTAGAACCTAAATATAATGAAGCTTTGCAACAAGTTGACTATGCTGCTTCTAAGGCTGGTATTAATAATTTCTATATTAACTCTGCTATAAATGGTTTAATAAATAGTACATTTAAAGCAGGTCTTCAAGCTCCTAGTGTACAGAAATCTCTCCAAAATAGTAGATTATTTGGATGGGCGCAGCCAAAAGGTAATTTTAATATAACAGGAGAAGGAAGTAATATTACAGTTACTCCTAAGTTTGGTCTTGGTAAACAAGCATGGCAACTTATTAAAGAACCTCTTGGTGAATTTGGTGAAGAGTATGCTCAAAGTATATCAGATGCTACTGCAAGAGGTGGGGCTAGTAATAACATCCATCAATTTATAGAGAACAAATATAATGGTGATAACAGTGTTGCAGTTGGTGATACTTTTGCAAGTGATTGGAGTGCTGCTTGGTCAGCATTAACTAACTCTGTTACAGACCAAGAGTCTCTTAAGCAAGGTATTTATGGAGCTTTGTCTTCTGTAATAGGTACTGTAGCTCCTGGTAGAAGAACTGTCAATGCTAAAGGAGAGAAGACTTATTTTGGCAGAGGTCTTAATGCTGCTGGAGAAAAAGAGTCAGCTCTAGAATGGTTAGCTAGAGTTACTCCTTGGAGAAGTGGTATGCTTAATACTTTTAATGAGAGTAAAAGACAAAAACAAGAAGCTCAAGAAACTGCTCAACAACTACAAGATTGGCTAAGAGATAAAGATAATATAAGTAAATTTGATGGTCTTGTTGGTACAAGAGCATGGGCGCAGGCTATGGGAACTGCTGCTGCAACTAATGATGAGTTTGGATATAGAAATAGTCTTCTTGGTAAGACTATTAATGATGCTTTTATGCTGGAAAAGCTTAAAGGCACTAAATATTATGATTCTATAATAAATCAACTATCAGAGGTAGCAAATCTTGAAGAAGGCTCTGATTTAGCAAATCAATATATAAATGAACTTAGAGAGAATGTAAATACTGATTTTGATGACAGTGTCAGTGATGAAGCCATTCTTAAGAGTATTAAAGGTAATGCTAATAAGATGCTTAATACTATGTCAAGAATACAAGAAGAATCTGATAATATAGATAAACTCCTTGGTGATGTAAATGAAGATACTAAGCAAACTCTTATATTTGGTCAATTAAATCTTGATGATTGGAATGAAAGAAGTAATCAATTATCTAATGAAATCAATGGAATAAACTCTCATATAAGTAATTCTGTTGATGATAGTGAAGGCTTAAACAAAGCTCAACAACAGGTTTTTTCTAAATATGGTACTTTTGCTAATGCACATAAGCAAAGTTTTAAGCTTCAAGAACAAAAAGCAAATCTTGAAGAAGATATTAAGAACCTTAATGGTAGAAAGAAACACTTAACTGATAAGGAAAAAGCAACTCTTAAGGAAAAGAAAGTAAAGCTTAATACTATTAATAAAGAGCTTAACTTTATTGACTCTATGGGAGAAGTTAGTGAGAATCAAACTATACTTAGTGAGAAAGATATAATGGCTTTAGACCCTATTAGTAGGGCTAATATGCTACTTAAAGGTAGTAGAAAGCTATATACAAGTACTCATACTGATAGTCAGGGAAATGAAGTTAGTGAAACTAGAGCTTATTATAGTCCAGCACAACAAGCTGTTATTGATAATCTTATTCAACAAGGTACTGCTATTGATAGAGACTTCTTAAGTAAAGTAGTAGATCAGGGTAAAATTGAAAATAGTAGAAAGACCTTTATGGAGCAATATAATGCTATTCTTTCAGATAAAGATAGCTTTAATCATTTAGTACATAGAGCTAAACAACAAGCTGCTGATATATTAACTAGGAAAAGATTTGAATTATTAAATGGTATAGAAGATTATTCTCAGTTTGCTAATGAGATGGATGAGGTACTTTCAAATGAAGGTACTAGAGCACAAGCTATGATAATGAGAGGTCTTGCTAATAGTGAGAATGAAAACTTTGCTAAATATAAGGCTGTCAAAAAAACTACTGAAGACTTATTTAATAAGTTAGCTACTGATGATAAATTTAATGATATGGATGGCAATACTGCTGATATGTTTGCTCATACAGTGACTTACTTAAATAATCAAGGAGTTGATTTATATGATACTAATGCAGTAACCGAGGCTCTTACAAAATCTGATAAAAATGGTAATCTATTCCAACAATATGTTGAAAGAGTAAATGAGTCTTTACCAGACAGTGAAAAGACTGTATTTACTTCTGTTCCTGAGGCTATTCAGACATATAAAGATGTTCTTCAAGATGTTATTAATGATAGAGAAGAAACTGCTAGAAATACTAGACCTGTCATTCCTGAAGCTACAAAATTAGAAGATTCTAGACCAGCAAGTACTCCTGATGCTAAAGAGCAATCTGGTTCAGGTGTCTTTGGCCAATTAGGCAATAATAGTGTTGATGATGGTTTTACTAATGAGGAGAAAGAAGGTAAACCTATTGAGGTAGAGCAAGAAGTTAAACCTATTCATACAGATGAAGTAGTAAACTCTGCTGAAAAAGAAGCTGAGAGAATAAATACTGAATCTGAGAAAAGGTCTGTTGGTCAAGAAGAGAATAAAGATAGTGGTAACAATAGCAATAATGACACTAAAGACCCTATTATAGATTCATTTAAGACCAACAGTAATGAGGCTGTTGCAAATGCTGCTAAGAAAAGTAAGGACTTTATAAAAGGTGCATCAAGTACTTATAGCAATGAAGCTAAAAAGATAGCAGATGATATTATAAGTAGTCTTAGTGAGAATGAGTTTGATGAGGTAGAAGACTTAAAGGCTGCTATTACAAGAAAAGCCAATGAATTAGAGTTAAAGGAAGATGATGCTTCAGTACAAGCCACTACTTTATTAAGACAGGCTGTAGCAAATATTAAAGATGAAACTAAAATAAAACAAGCACCCAATAGGTCTTCCTTTGATAAATTAAGAAAGGACGCTGAAAAGAAAAATAGGCAGATTAACCAAGCTATGAATCCTAATTCAGGACCTAATGCAGGATTTATAGCTAGTTTAGATATGGGATATGTTATTGACACCTATCCAAATGACCCTATAGCTAAATTTATTCAGACTCATAATATACTTGATTACTTAAAATCTGAAAAGATTACAAGTGACACAGATGTTTACTTTATTACAGATGATAATCTTACTAGTGATGTAGAGTCTAGTATGAGTGTCTATACAAAGGATGATTTACCTATAATAGCTGTGGTAGAGGATGAGAATGGTCAGTATGAGATAAATGGAAAACATTATCAACCTATTGCAATTATGCCTGCAAGTAATGTCACATATTCAGCAGGTAGTAATAATATGGTTAAAGTAAGAGAGGCTGCAGCTAATAATACTGGAGTGTCTTTTGTAAATTATGAGGGTAAACCATTAGTTACTAAGCCCTTTGGTAAAGGTGGCTTTATTAAGGCAAGATCAGCTGATGACAATTACCAAGGCCCTAATAATAAGATTCAAGATTTACTTATAAGTGATTTAACTTCTGAAGAGCAAGATAGAATAGAAAATCTTCCTGTTGAAAGTGATGAAAGAAAAGGATTATATAATAAATCTAAGAGAAGGTTTATTAAAGGGCTACAAGTTAGAAATGATGGTAGTAGAAAGAGTCTTGTTTTTAGACAGAGTAATCTAAAAGATGGCGGAGGAAATGATATTATTATCTTTACTACTCCTATAGGAGATACTTTAGGCAGAACTTCAGGTAAGTCAGTAGTTCAAACAGTTAAAGATGGTGAGAGCTTAGTACATTTTAATAGTAGAACTGAAGGTGTTGGAAGAGTTATAGCTCAAATGTTAAAGACTATGCCTGAAACAGCTACAGGTACAGGTGAGACTATTGATAAGATTGAAGGAATGGCTACTAACTTAGGTAATAATATTAGTAATTATATATTCCTTTCTCAAAATGGTTTCAACTATGTTATTAAGGCTACTGATGGTATAGAGGGTAATGAGAGAGTCTTCAATATATCTCTTCAAGACCAAGAAGGTAACACTATACATCTTGCTAATTTCAACAAGAATTCTTTATCTGAAGATGTTACAGCAGAGTTACTAAAGAACTTATTAACTGATAATGGTAAAATAAGAAAGTTTGGCTCAAGAGAATTTGCTATGTGGCAAACTAACTATAATGATGTTAATAAGATAGATAATAACTCAATGGCAGCTTCTAATGTGAATGACTGGATTGAGGATAATATTCTTGAGGCTAGAGCTACTGCATTAACATATAGAGTAAGTGGTATTAATCTTAATAACCCATTTAAGCAAGATGATACTCCAAGATATCCTACTATAGCTAATTCAGACAATGCTACACCTGCTACACCAGTTAATACTCCAACAGTAACTACTGACCAAGTAACTGCAGATAATGTAACTGTTGATGCTGATACTGGTGCTATAGTTGAGGGTAAACCTACTATTAAAGATAATGAAGCTGTTAAGACTGCTGAGTCTAAAGTAAAAGAAATAACTGAAAGGTCAAAGACTTTTGAATTAACAGAAGATGGTAAGAATTATAGAAATACTAAGACAGGTAAGTTATATTCAAGAGTAACTTCTATATTATCAGCTGATGAAACTGCTGGTAATAGATTTAACCCTAATAGTCCTTGGATATTACCTTCAACAAATATAGGTACCTCAGTTGATGAGTTTGTTAGAGATTTCTTTGCAGGAAACTTAAAAGAGAGTTATCCAAATGCTACTAAAGAACAATGGAATAAGTTTGCAGAACAACTTCAAATACTAAAGAATAGATTTGAAGCTGCTGGCATTCACATAGTTCCAAGAGACATAGTAGCCGCTGGCACTTTACAAATAGCTGATGCAAAAGAAAATATACACGATGTAAATGTTGCAGGAACATTAGATTTACTTGCTTATAATGATAAAGGTGAATTCTTTGTATTTGATATGAAGACACTTCATAATCCTAACTCTATAGAGAGTAAAAGGTATAAGTGGGGACAGCAAACATCTTTATACCAGAAGTTCTTAGAGAATGAGTTTGGTATAAAAATTAAAGGTAGATTTATAATTCCTATTCAAGTAAGTTATCCAAGTCCTCATACTGTTAACTATGAACAAGGAGAAGGCAATCAAATAAATATGAATGGGCAAGAGTTTATGCAGGCCAACCCTAATCTAATGGAGACTGTACCAGTAGACTATATAGAACCTAATATAATGTGGGATAAAATGACAGAGGAAGAGAGAGAATTAGTAAATAATGTTGCTAAAGAATCTGAAACCCCTATTACAGAAGAGCCTACAGAAATGCAGGTAAAAGATGAGGGAGTAGCTTATGTTGATCCCAATATAGGTTTAAGTATAGATAGTGATGAAAGTTCTTTATTTGATGATCCATTATTAAGTGATGTTGAATTACCTCCTTTAACTGGTCTTGAAAGAACTACTATTATACCAGCAGAATATCAATGGAATAATCTTACTGAGGAGCAAAGAACTGCTCTTACAAGTAAGAATATAACTCAAGAACAGTGGGAGGCCTACCAAGATGATGAAATGAAGCATGAGTTAAAGTGCTTATAAATTAAAACTCATATCAAAAAAAAAGAGCTAAGGAGTAAATTCCCTAGCTCTTTTTTATGCTATATATTATTTCTGCTTAACATTTCTACCATATTCAAAGGATTTAGATGCTTCATAAGGATGTTCAAAAGTATAAGTATTTTTCAAGAAGGGTATCATTCTCATAAGATGATTCTCCCATTTAGGGTCTCCTTTCTCATACCTACCCTCTTTTCCAGCTTGATAATAAAAATCCGTATTACTTTCATCACTTACTTGTGCACCACCATATTCATATCCTAACTTCACTAAATCAGCTAATGCTGAAAATCCAACTGGCATAGTATCAAGTAAACTGTTTGATTCATAATACCAACCAAATGGAGAGTTAAGAGCTGACTGTTCTCTATAAAGTCTATTAGTAAAATAATATAAAAGTCCTGTGGTTACATCATCTTCACTACTATTATCACTGTAGGCATTATAATAATTATTTTCTTCTTCATCCTTTGGTGGCTTAGCAAATGTTGCTTTAAGTAATAACAGACTTAAAATAAATATACCATCAAAGAAATTTCTTTTTAGATTTCTAAATTGATTAGCTGAGAAACCTGCATTAAGCATAGCCTTTGCTGTATTCTTACCAAAAGGTAGTAATAAAGCTCTCATTGTAAGGCCAATTCCTTGTCTATCAGTTGTAGCATTTACAATTGCTTTAGCAAAAGTAACCAGTGAACCTTCAACATTATGACCTAATGCAACACTATAATGATTACTAGCAAATCTTCTCTCAGCCATACCTAATGCCCATCCTCTCATGGCTAAGACTGCATTACCATACCAAGTTTGGGTAAAAGCTACTTTATCTTGGTTATTATATATACCATGTAATCTATTATTAATCTCTCTTGCTTTATCCATAAAAGAGGATTCATCATCATCAGTCCATATAAGTTTTCTTGAATTATCTTCTAAAGTTTTTAAGGTATTTTCTATATTAGCAAGACTAAGATTATGTTTATTCATATAATCTTGTTCCTTCTGATTAAGAGTAATAGCTCCTCCTAATATGCTATTACTTATATTTGCATTATTTATTTTATTAATGATACTTTGAATAAGATCATAAGTTTCTTTTCCACTGGCACTCTTAAACATAATACCTTTTTGTCTAAAAGTCTTTCCTCCCTTATTACTATGTTCATCTTCATTATCTACTACCTCATAGGAATGATAAAGATCAATCTTATTACCATTTTCATCCCACAACTTAGTGCCATGAGCAAGAGCTAAGTAGGATATTAACTGCATATAGTGGTCTCCTGACTTATAAGGTAAGAATAAGCTCTGACCAAACATATTATAAATTCTGCTATTAGTAGTTCTCCAATTCTTTTGGTTAACTCTATTATCACCTGTTGCATTAAAATGCCTTACAAACAAAGATAGTCTATTACTCTTAGTCTCTTGACCATAATCCATCCAATTATCAATAAATGAAGAGAAGTACAACTTGTTAGCATTAGCCCAATCCTTAAGATTGTAGTATTCACCTGATGCTGCCTCCTTAAATATTTCATTAAAGCCAGTACCAGTATTAACTATACCACCTACAACATTACCTCCCAAGAATAATTTACCTGCTAATCCACTAAAAGTATTTACTAACTTCTCCCAAACTATTGGTCCAAACTTATGTCTTTTAACTCCTATACCATAAACTTGTTTATCAAGAAACTTCAAATATCTATTATAGGCATTAGACTTATTACTTTTGTTTATTCCTTCACTCTCAATACCAGCTACTTTTCTTCTATTTAATACCTCAGAACCTACCTCAAGAGTGTCAACAATTTGGCTCATAGCAAGATAACTATTAGCCATACTTGCATAGGCAAGAGTTGAGTGAAATAAATCAGTAGATAACTCAGCCATATCTTTTAGTTTGTTTATACCAAACAAAGGCAGTCTATGCATTTTCTCTTTTTCATAGTCAATAGCATTACCAAATAACTCTTCCTCCTCAGAGTTATAGGTATTAAGAGAACCAAAGTCTTGGTCTTCACTACTCTCACAGAAATTCTCTAAGAAAGAAGTTCTAAGAGAGTGTTTTAAGGCAGATGTTTTACTATCATATAAACTTCTATTCCTTACTTCACTTGTGAATGTTCCCTTAAATTGAGGCATTCTTACTGCTAAAGTACTACCTTCAGGAAGTCTCTCATCTAAGCTAGTCTTCAAAGTCATATAGTCATTATACCATCCTTGGAGACCTGAGTATTTAGCCATCAAGCTATCATAATTATCATTGTGATAAGTATCATTGGGGACATATCTACCTTGAATATTATCAAAAGTACTGTGTAGTCTATGCCATTGTTTAGCTTTAGGTCTAAACCACATATCCCATTGTACTCCTTTCTCAAACTCTGTCATTGCATCAAGATTAGGAGTAGCAGCTTTGAAGGCTTCAAGTTCAGCATCCTTAAATTCCTGATAATCATTCTCCCAATCTCCAAAATTTACAGGAGATATAATATTACCTGTTAATTTATTAGTTCTTTCACTAATCTCAAAGAGTTCTCTGGTATTTTTTAGCCCTATATTTTTTAGTCTTTGCTCTAATATCTTTAGGTCATCTTGACATTGATTAGTTAAATCATCAGCAGCCTTATTAGCCCTCTTAGTGGCCTTATCTGCAATCTGTCCTATAATATCAGGATTATTAGACATAGACCCCAAATATCTTTCAAAGAAATTAATATCACTTTCTAAGCTAGTTAGTCTATCAGATATTTTTATTTCCCCGCCTTCCTTAATTTCAACTTTGAATTTACCATTCTTAGAGAATAGAATTCTACTTGTGGTTCTTACATACTTACTACCTAAAATATCTTCACAAAACCTTGAGAAGAATTGAAACTCTTTAGTGTATAACTCTCCTTGTAATTGTAAGTTAGCTGCTCTAAGGTCTGCCAACATTGATTTCAAATTAACAGTAACTACTCCATTTTGTGCAGTCAGATTAATATGTTCAATATCACCAGTAAGAGAGTCTTTACCATTTATAATAAGAATAGCATCTTGAATGAGCTTTTCTAACTCTACACTATTTCTTAAGAAAGAGTGAACTTGTCTTAGCTTTCTGCCATTATCTGCCATATGAGCTAAGAAGTTAGCTGTATTATCAAAGTCTACAGATTTCAATAAACTATCTATCTCCTTACCATCTCCTAACATATCTACGTATGTAGCTACAGCTTCTGCAATACCTTCAAGTGCTATATTATCTGAGAATACACCTGGGTTTCTAACTGCTGTAGTTCTACCTGACTCTACTTGGCCAAGTATATTCCTAAAGTTCTCAGCAAAAGCATCTTTAGCTATATTCCTAAGTTCAGCAACTTGTTTATTTAGCCTAGCTACAACAGCTCTATAAGTCTTTACATTAGTTGAGCTTTCAGCATTATATAAAGTTTCCTTAGTGTTAAGAGCATTATCTACACTACCACTAAAATTAGAGGACATAAATCCTTCTGCTATCTTATTAGCAATATCTTTAGCTTCAATAGAAGCTTTCATTATATCATCACCTTTTATAGTAGCAAATATTCTTTTAGCTTTAGAAGCAATTCTATTAGCTAATCTTTGCCAAGGTGTTCTATTTTCTACTTCATTCTCAAGCGCTCTACCAACTAAAGTACCTGCAACTTCTCTTGCAGAATTATTACCAAGCACTTTACTGTCATACTCTTCTCCTAATATACTCTTCTGGACATCAGGAGTTAAAGTTCCAAGTAACCTTTTTACAAGTGGATCTTCACCTAAAGCACCTACTGCAAAGTGACCAGCTTCTTCTGCTAAAACACTTGTAACATCTTTACCTTTAGCAATCTGTATAAGCTGATATAAACCATCTGAGGTTTGTTCAGCATTAACAGTACTATATCTACCACCCTCTTTACTTCCTTCTTCAAGAAATTTAACAGATACTCCTGCCTTATTAAGATGATATATTAGTCTATCTTGCAAACTTCTTTGCTGAATAGTTTTATATAAATCACTTTCATTATTCTCTGTTCTAGGAACAACTGATAATTCATATAAACCATTATTCTCTTTAATAGTAGCCATAAACTTTTTATTCATAGCATTATCTCTATTAAAGCTCTGTAATCTATTTACAGCTTCTTGATAACTATAAGTTCCTGCCTTAATATCTTTATTAAGAGTATTAAGTAACTTGTCTCTATCAAGATTCATCTTTGTTAGGTCTTGAAGAGAATTAAATGTAATCTCTCCATTCTCATCAAACTCAGCTTTATCCCTAACTCTATCTAAAAATTCACTGTTAGTACCAACAGCATAATACTCTTTTGCTAGTTCTCTATTAGAGGTATAGTGGAGTAGGTCTTTAAATAACCTACTCTCTACTATTTCTCCTTTAGAGTTTCTAACATGAGCTAAAATTGTACATTTACTCATATATTAACAACCTTTAATCATATTTCCTTCCTCATCTAACATTAGAACTCCATCTTTCCTACAAGCCTCTCTAAGGTCAGACACCATAGTTTCAAGTGCCTTATCATCAGATAAAGAATTATCAAACATAGTTCTGACATCATTTACACTATAAGGTTGACCTTGTTCATCTACTACACCTTTAGTAGCTAATGCCTTAGTAAACTCTTCAGCAAGTGTATTAAGTGCTTCAGCTCTATCAAAAGAACCATTTTCTACAATAGGCTCTTCATTTGTACTACCTTCAACAAACTTATCCTCTGTCTCAGTATTAGTATATGTAGTAGCATTAGCACTATGATACTGTAATGACTTACCTTTAGTACCCAAGCTTTCAACTTTGATATATCTAGCAACAGCTAATGTAGACTTAGCAAATCCATTATCAGAATTAGTTATCATAAATATGTCTTTACCTACCTTAATAATAGGTCTAAAAGTGTAAAAGGTATCTTCTCCCTCTTTCTCCTTCTTAGTGACAAATACTTTTTCTAATTTCTCATTTTTCTCTGCTGCATCTCTAACATCAATAGTAAATGAGCTATTAGCAATCCCAGCTTTATAAGCATCATTCTCTGCTAAATAATCTAGAACCATTTTGCTTTTAGCTTCATACACAAACCTTCTATTATCTAAATGGTTAAGTATAAATTGCTTAGCAAATTCATCAGTATTAGTCATAATAGAACCTCTCTGTATCTCTTTAAGATAATCAGCATAAGTTCTATTAGGATTAGACTCACTTGGTACTTTAATACTTTGTTTAACACTTGTAGGAGCTAAGTTCATAAAAGCCATAGGACTAAATATAAAACCTAACTTGAAATAATTATATAGGAACAAGTCTCTTGCTATTTGAGGATATTCCTCATTTAACTCAGACCAACTATCTTTTATAGCTTCTTTCTGATAAGGAGCTAAGCCACCAATACCTTGGATATTTGCACTCACATTATCATTCTCTTCATTAGTGTTAAATACCATATACTGAAATATAGGCATAGCCTTGAGTTCAGGATTAGCTTCAAGATGATTAAATAAATCTCTTGCAAAGTAATTAGTATAATACTCCCTTGAACTCATAGGACCATTACCAGTATCATTCTTAGGTAACTCACCATTAAAATCACTATGTTCTTCATTAGCTAACATATAAACTAACAAATCCCTATGTGCATTATTAATAGTTTCAGCATCAAGACCAAATGAAGCTATACCAGATAGTACATCTCTTGCTTTTTGATAAAGTAAAGTCCCATAAGGAAAATACTTATTCAACTTAGTAAGAGCTTTTCTATTCATATCAAACATAGCTTGTTCATAAGCAAATAGATTATCCACTACACTAGCCATATATTCCTCATCACTCTTAGTAAGAAGTTCTTCATAATTATCAATAGGTTTAGTAATGGAAACAGGAAAATCAGTAACTTCCATATCTATTAATAAAGACTTACCTCCATCCTCAAATCTATCAGTATAGCTAGCAACCTTAAGTTGTTGAGCATATAAGTCACCAAAGGTAGAACCCACAGCATTAGAGGCAGTAAACTTAGTAGACCTAACAAAGTTAGAAACTTCATCAGCTACATCTATAATATTACTAAACAACCTCAGTACTTGTAATTGCCCTTTAATAAATTTATCATTAGCCATAGCTTTCTCTCCTAAGACTCTATAATTAAGAATATTCTTAACTAATTCATCCATTGATAAATTACCTTCAAGTTTAGGAAGTTCACTATCTTTAGTGTATTTACTCAACATTTCAAGTATAGCAGTATTTACATCAGCATTGTTATTGCCTATATAATTACATATTTCTTTGACAATAGGTTGATTAAATAATACACCTATCTCTTGAGTGTTATAACCAAGTCTAGCAAGTACAGCACCTGCATTAGCAGTAGTGGAGTTAAGATTTAAGAAATTAAGTACAGGGTCTTTCACAGCATCTACTGAAGCTGCTAATAACTCTGCAACATTTAAATCAACATCTACTCCTTGAGGAGCATGAAGAAAATCATATCCATATCCTTTATCAGCAGTGTGACCTGCAAATTCAATAGGAGATTTAAGAACAAACTTCTTCATTAAACTAGCAAAAGCATGATTAGTATTTTGATTAGCAAATATACCAATGAGCTTACTAGCTACTTGATTCTGCTGATTATAGATAATAATAGTCATTGGGTCTGAAGGGTCATAGTTAGGTTCAGGGTCTTTATCTCCTTCATCTATTCTCCTATTTAACTCTTTCCAATTTATACTATCATTGTTAATGACATTATCAAGCTTGCCAAATTGTAACTCTCTCATTACTCTTGCTGCTCTTGAAGCATTAGCAGAACCACCTGGAGTAGTTCTTTGCATGAAAGTCTCTGGGTCACTAAGTCTTGCTTGAATAAGGTCTATAAGCATATTATTTCTAGCTGCTCTACTATTCTCAAGAGGACTCTTAGTATAATCATATTCTTCAAAGTTAATAGTATCTACAATATCTTTAGCTAATTCACTATTACCAAATTGACCAAGAATAGCATTGGTAAGTTCATTTTCCTTGAAAGAAGATTTAGAGTTTCTATACTCTCTTCTCATGAAATAGAGCTTATCAATATCAAAGTCAAAACCTGCAATAGTAGTCCATTGTACTGGCACTTTAATAGTACCTCCAGCTGTCTTATGGGAAAATCTAACAACCTTTAAGTTAATCATAGAGTAATCTCTTTCTGTTGGAATTCTATAAGCTAAAAGACTTGTTGATTTAGGTAATATTTTTTCAAGCTTAGGTGTAACACCATCTTCAGACATTATCATAGTGCCATCAGGATTACAGTAATCTTCATAAGCAAGCTCAACTGTTCTATACTTAATCTTACCATCTTCATCCTTATAAGGTTCCTCATATGAGAAATCAAAAGGTATTTCACATTCTGCTGCTATTATATTATCACTATTATCAGTAATGCAGTGAAGACCTCCATCTTTCTCATAACCCTTTATACCCATTGCAGATACTTGCACAGCAGAACCACCTTTAATAGCTTGTTTATTAACTAACTTCTTAAAGATACTTAATAACATAGCAGAAGAATCATGCTCCAATCCACCTTCAAACAAAGGAAGACTAAATTCACCATTTTCATCAAGACCATAAGCAAGCATATTATCTTGAGATTCTCTACTATTATTAATGATACTCTGTATAAGTTTATCACTAAGTATTTTAGGATTACTGATATTCTCAGAGAACTTATCAAAAGATTCAAGTATATTAGCAACAATAAGACTATTATAGAAAGCTACAAGATTTCTGCCATTTAATCTAACAGTTCCTCTTCTACCTCCAAGATTAACCTTATTACCCCCAACATAGTTCTCATAGTGATAGTCCTCTATAAGATTACCATTTCTATCATACTTTATAGTTCCAGCCATAATAAGCTTTCTAACCTGAGTACCAAATAGCTGTGAAGCATTAATATGTTCAGGTACATTAGTCTGAATTCTATAGTCTTTATAATCAAGCTGATGTACAAATCCTTTATTCAATGCATCTTCAAGACCAGCAGCATCTTTTACTTCACTAATATCAGTTGAACCAAAGCCACCTACTTTAACAATCTTAGTAGAACCAACTAAATCCACTTTATTTTTATCCATCCAATTAGCTATATCTCTAAGTTTACTACCTTTAGGAAGTAACTCAGGAATGAGAACTGCTTCAGCATATTTATGTTGAACAGGAATAATTTGTTTATCATTAGTTGTTACACCAAGTTGTTCATGAGTAAACATATAAGGTTTAATAGACTGGAATACTACAGACATTGAAGCTATAGAAGCTAATTCCTTTGCAGGAATTTCAGCATCACCATATCTAGCTTTAATAGACTCAATAGCTTCATAAGCCTGTTGCATTTCTTTAGTCCATAAACCAGCCATACCCATAACTTTTCTATATGACCTAAGAGTTCTATAACCTTGACCATCAGTTAAAGTATTTTTCTTATATGCTTGATATACTTTACTATCTTCACCATAGTGAGCAGCAATAGCTTTCATAAATTCTTTATCCGTTTCAGAAGTATCAACAGAAATATCATCAAAATAGACACAAGTTTCTACACTATTTTCACTATACTTAGCACCATTGTTATAAGGGTCTATAGCATCAACACTAAGTACAGAACCAGGAGCATGAATTTCTTTATATCTCTTTTGAAGGTCTTTAGTGCCTTTATAAAATGAGGGGTCAATAGTCATCATTTGAAGTTGCTGTATTGTAGCAAATTTAGTATTCCAGTAGTAATCAGTAAGAACTTTATCAAGTGAAGCTTCATCTTTAGCTTCTCTATCAAGGTAAACATACTTCTTTGTAGAAATATCTTTGCCATTTTCATCTTTACCTCCTACTTCTTTGTATTCAAGAATACCTAAAGACTCTAGACTATTCTTGAAATCTGCTACAGCATCTTTCATATATTCCTGAATAACCTTTTTAACTATGGACTCTGTTGGTTTTTTACCAAGCATCTTAGAATACTTGCCTATAGTACCATCAGAAGCCTCATAATCCTCATTCAAGAATTGAAGAGTACTAAAGCTATTTTCAGACTTAGAGTAGTTATCAATAGGTTTATAGCTTTGATTTCTACCATTCTTATCACCATCTTTTAACCACTCATTAGTAGCTTTAACTAACTGTTGTCTTCTTAATTCTTGTCTATATACATTATAAAATCCATCAAGAAGTTCTTTAGCTTCATATCTTTTAGCTCTAATGAACTTAGATACATTACTGTCTCCTAAAATAAATACAGGATATAAAGCTGTATCAGCAGATTTACTTAATTGTCTATCTGAGAAATACTCAGTAAGCATATCTAGAGCATGTTGCTTAGAGGTGAAATTCTCAAAGCTAGTATCACCTGTTCCTAAGAATCTCTGATAAGTAAATTTAGCTGCAAAAGAATCCTCAAGAGGTGCATTATTGTTACAAGCATTATACAATTCTTCTACCCATTTATTAAGAATTACTCCTCCATCCATGAAGAAAGAAGAATTAAGGTATTCATTCTGAAGGAATGTCTTTAAGCCAACTTTATCATTAGCTTTAACATAACTTGCAATCTTTTCTAACTTATCTCCCATATAAGAAGGATTTACATTAGAAAATAATGATATACCATTGCCATTTCTATCTTTATGCCTAACTCTAGAATCAAATTTAAGACCTTCTCTATTCTTAGTAATAAGAGTGTTAAGTTTATCTACTTTCTCCTTAATAGCACCAATTTTGCTCATCCGACCCACCTTCTTATTAACAAGAGTTTTATACTTCTTGTCTTCAAGAGATTGATTATTAATCATCTTTTCAAGCTCATCTTTAAGTAAAGCAGAGTCTACCCCCTTAGTTACTAATTCAAGAAGATTTCTTGTATAGTTTCTAAGGTCTTTTGAATTAGCCATAATGCTAGTTGCTGTATCAGCATCTATGTCTATACCTAAAGCTCTACTTGACTCTACTAAGAAGTTTCTTCTTTCAATTTGAGAACCTCCTCTTTGATAGAACTTAGCAGCCTTTCCACTATATACTTTTTTTCCAGCAATACCCTGTTGAGATTCATCTTCTTTAAGCCATTCTAATATATTAGCTCTAACCTTTTTAAGATTCACCCAATTAATATTACCCTTTGCTCCATATACAGAATTATCGGATAAAGTTTTACCTAAAGTTATTCTAGTAGAGAATGCTCCTCCAAGTAAATCTGAAACTCTATTAAGAACTTTTGTCTTAAAATTCTTAATTCCATTTATACTTGTGTCCTTATCTTCAGATATAATAGAATATAGTTGGAAATTCTTCTTAAAATCTACAAAGAACTGAGTTCTAAGTTCAGGGTTAGTCTTTAATTGTTGAATAACAGGTATAAGCCATACTTGTTTTGGATTACCTCTTTTATCAACAAGAGCATTTATCATTTCTCTTTCAGAAGTAACACCTCTTAGTAATTCCATTAAGGACTGATGAGCTTTAACAGAGTCTATCATAATAGGAAAACCAAGGTCATCCCTTTGAATGCCTACTTTACCCGTTTTTTCATCAACTACTTCATATTGTGGTAAGCTACCAAGTAATCTTCTTACTTGCTGACCTATAGAACCAAAAGCAGATTGCATATCATTTACCTCTTGCCAACCTTCTCTGGTAGACTCTTCAGCTAGAAATAAATTGGAAATATCATTATCTCCAAAGTTATCAAGGTTGGCTTCATCTATATACTCTAAAGTATTACCTATTCTAATTCCCTCAGTGTCTCTTAACTTCATTCTAACAAATGAGGTAATTGCATCCCAATTCTCAAGAATAGTACTTATAGATACTGCTTGATTTATACCAGCATTATTAGGTAATGACATATACATAGCTTGTCTGTCCATAAGTCTATCATAAATAGTCTCAAAGATAGCAAATTCTCCTCCTACATGCCTTCCATTAGAATTAAAGCCCTTAAGTATTACTGACCTACTTAGTCCAGGATTGCTTTTCTGAACTTGGTCTAATATTTCAGAGAACATAGTAGCTACCATATTTACTCTATTAAACCTTTCAGCAGCAGTAAGTGCTATTTTCATTTTCTTGTAGCTACTTGCAAGATTAGAACCAGCAGCATTTATTCTTTTAGCATTTTTCTTAGCTATTTTCTGTCTATATTCTACAAGTTGTTTTGTAGCCTTATTAATATCAGAAGTATCTAATGGTTGTTTATTAGAACTATCTGAATCATACATACCTCTTAAAGTTGCTACTCTAAATGGAGTAAATACTCCTTTTTTAGTAGTAGGATTATAGCCAAGCTGTTCAGCTATTTTATCATCAATTCCTTTTTGTGGTATGTAGCATTTAGTTGAACTCATATAAATAATTTATTAAAAGTTTATTGGTGCAAAGATAATAAAATTGTTTTACCTTTTAAAGTAACTAACAACAATATTATCTTAAAGTAATATTTTTACTTATCATAAAAAAAAGATAGTAGACTTTTACATCTACTATCTTTATACATATTAACAAACCTCATATTTAATACCATCATATATTAACCATTTAATGGTATTTATATTAACAGGTCTTATTCCTGACTCCTTATCAGTTTGTTCAATATCCATGTCTGCACATTGATATCTACCATCCCTAGATTCAAATTGAATCTTATATCCTCTAAGTATTCTATCCTCACCCTCAATATAAGGAAGAATAGGGTTACTCATTAACTCTGAAATCAAAGACTTTGAAGCTTCAGTAACTCCCTTCTTACTATTCTTGACTTTATCAATTTTTGTAGAGAAGTCTTCAATAATCTTAGCTATTTCCTTATCATACTGCTTCTTTGATTTTGGTTTATCTTGCTTCCTAAAACAAACAGTAAATACCTTAGTGGAATGAATGCCCTCAAATATACTTCTGATACCTAAACTACCTTCTTTTTTATCTTCTTTAGTGACTTTAATTACCTTTGAATAAAGGTCAGCACTATCAGTAAATCTTTGAAGATAGCTTAAACTAATTACAGTAGTCTCTCCACTTTCAAAGTGTTTTACTACATCTTTTTCTGAGTCACAGCTCTTAATAATATAATGAGAGTTTTCACTAATAACTGCTCCTCTTTTTAATTTCTTAATGTCGTCAATCATTTTTTTTTATTTATATGTACCTAAAATAAATTCTCTATAAAAAAAGTATTTAATAAGAATGATTCATAAATTACCATTATACAATTTTTTAAAGTGACAGTATAGTCTTAACTTTATCAGCTAAGTATTTTGCATCAGGATGAGCATCATTAGCACATCTTAATTTACAAAACTCTTTCCATTGGGAAATAGTGCCTGTCATAATAAGTTCTGTCTTTAAGCCTAATGGTAAAACATCCCTTGCTATTTGAGGTTTAACTCCTTGGTCTAGAAGGGATAAATATAGTTGCTCTGAACTACAATAAGCATAAAGTATTGCTTCTTCTGGTGATAGACTTTCTACCTCTTTATTTGAAACATAAAGCTGATTATCTTTAATAATATCTACATCTTCATTTAGAGCGTATTCTCCTATAGCAAGAGGACATTCTATACTTGATACAAAAGAAACTCCACCAAACTTATCCTTACTATAGTTACAATATCTTGTAGACTCTTGTAAAAAGCTAAATACTCTATGCCTTACAAATTCATTAGCTATACCTCTTGAAAGTATAAACTTAATAGTATGACGTTTTACATGTAGTTTATAAGGAATAGACATATACTTCAAGTCTCCTAACCTATTATTCTCTATCATAACTCTATAATTAGTAGTTATATAGAAAGTAGCCATAGCCCAACCATTCTCATAGTCATCCTGAACCCATTCACATTCTACATAACTATAAGGATTACTCTCATAGAAGTCTATAAGACCATCGCCTTCCCATTTACATCTATACTTAAGATATACAGTACCATGCTCTAAGGCTGCATTATGCTTTCCTTTCATAAGCATATTTACAAACTTCTCAGCACTTGTGTCTGTTATTTTATCTTCTGATTTATAGGCAGTTCTACCTGCTAGTTCAATCTGTTTATAAACTCCCCCAATACTATAAAATTGAGGTATTAACTCTGCACTTGCTTCAACAATTTTCATTACTTTACATTATTAATTATTGACAAACCTCAGTTTCATCTACTACCCAATTTTCACACTCCTTTATAAGATATTCTCTTTTCTTCTTAGCAGGTAATTTCTCTGTAGTAAGAATTTTCTTCAATAGAGCTATAAGGTCACAAGGCTCACAATGATTTTGCCTGTAAGCCTCTTTCCAGTTAATTTGGTTTGTATTATATGTAGATGAATTATATCTTAAAGGACCATCATAGTCTATATCCTCTTCATAGTCAGTAGTAGTAACTGTGACAGATTTACTTAAAGTTTGACTTATGGTTACTTCAAACTCTATCTTTTTAGGACTACTTTGATTCCAAGGAGCATCTCTATTATCAGCTCCCATAGGGTAATTATAGTTATCCATATTAAAGTTTTCTTATATTAGTAATACCAGTCATTAAATCAACCTTTATTATGATAGGTGTAGAGTACATAACTTCAAACCTAATACTATATTTCCCCTTACCTTTTGCAATAAAAAGTTGATTATAACTAAGGTTATTTTTATCAAGAACCTCAGTAATTATTAAAGGAGAGATATATTGCAATTCTACTTCTTTCCCTGTACTAAGTACACTAGAAATAGCTCCTCCTACAGCTAATTTCAAATAAGCATAACCATTATCATTATCTGATTTTATATATTTATTCATTTAATCTATTCTCTTTAATTAGTCTTCGAGCTATAACACTATTAAGGTGAATTGGAATTGAAATATGTCTTCCTTTATTATTCTTGTAGATGCAATGACTACCCTTACACCTTTTAAAGAAGTAGCCATTGTTTTCTACAAGTTTAACAAACTCCTTATGTGTCCATTGCTTCATAAACTTACTATAGTCTACTACACCTAATATACTCCACAGTCATTATAGCATAAGCTGCCATATCAAGCAGAGTGTCTTCAACAGACTCATCCTTAACCTGAGCTTCTTTCTTAATTAAAGACTTAAATCTATTAAGTTTGTCTGATAATCTAATAGCTGCTGCTGACATACCAAACTCATCCATAGACTTAGCAAAAGAATTATCATAGTCATGATTTTTCTTCTCATGAGTATCTTTAATCTGGTCTAAAAGAGTGTTAAATATAGGTTTAACCTCAGGCTTAGGCTCTAAATCTTGTTTCTCATAGTCACAAGTAGTTTTACCTAATTGTTCAAAATAATCAGAAATTATAAAGAAAGGTATTTCTTTACATATTTCAGTTTTTGAGTATATTTTACCTGCACTAAATATAAGTATAAGTTGATTGCCTATATGTTTTTTATAATCTCGTATACATTTATACTTCATAATAATTTATTTTCTATTTAATGAATCCAACAAGTTCCAACTTCAGCATCAGCAGGCATAGGTAATTTACTACAAAAGAAACTACCTGCTCTTGACATACAGTCTTTAACTACTTTAGTCATTTCTTCTGCTATATCTTCAGGTACTTCAATATTCCATTCATCATGAGCAGGAATACATAATTTAACCTTGAATAATAGATTATGCTTAATTAAGTATTCCCATAAGAATATTGAAGCTGTCTTAAACATTATAGCTCCAGTGGCTTGCATAGGGTAGTTAATAGCCTGTTTTTCTGAAGCAGATTTCCTTTTAAAATAATACTTGACAGGATATACATAAACACTATCTATTGTAACATATACCTGTTTCACCTCTATTTTCTTAGCCTTCTTGACCTCATAGTTGTAAACTCCAATAATATTCTCAAGAGGTAATCCTTCACTAAACTTTTTACATATCTGAACTTTAATTTGCTTAGGTATTAATTTATTTTCGAGACCTTTATGTAATTTATATACTGACCAAAAGTCTCCATTAAACCTTTTCTTTATACCAGAAAGTATATCAAAGTCATAGATATATGCTTTATGCTGACTGAGAGGATTAAGTAATATAAATCCATGTTTCATTACTGACTTTCTTTGTCTATCTTGATACTCAGCAATACCTGGAAAACCTCTCATGTAGTCATCATAAATTTGCTTAGCTTCTTCAATAGGAATACCTTTATTGGAGTGAATGGTATTAAAGTCACCTCCATAATTTATGGCAAATTCCACTCCTTTAGCATCTTGTCTTTGGTCATGGAACTTATGTTTAATATCTTCTATTTGAGTATCTCTTGGTATAATTTTAGGATAACTCATATAGGCAGTAAGACTATGGACATCACCACAACCATGATTAAATAAATCAAGCATAGCTTTATCACCAGTTACATCAGCAATAATTCTTGATTCCTGACCACTATAATCACAAGAAATCCATTTATAACCTTTATCTGAAACAAAACAAGCTCTTGTTTCTGGGTCATTTGGAAAATTCTGAAAGTTAAGATAATCTATATTAGCACTTTTATCCTTTCCACCTGAACTTAATCTGCCTGTATCTGTACCTAATTGGTTAAAGTTAGTATGTAATCTACCACTTACTCTATTTATCTGGTCTAACACATTTTGGCCATAAGTAGAGGTTAATTTACAAGCACCAGCATATTCAAGATATAAGTAAATAATACTTGAAATATTGGATTGAGGAGCTATTATCTTTTCCTCAACACTATCCTTCATTTCTCCTGTCTCTTTATCTCTAGCAAGAAGATTAAGACCTAAAGATTTAAATAAAGGAATAACTTGTTTAGAGCTTCTCCAATTGATATTACAACTAGGAGGTGAAAAACCAAGAAATAAATCACCTTGTAAATTTTCTTGGATAAACTTTTTACTTATCTGAGCTTCTATAGGTACTTTATAAGCTTCACAATAGCCTCTTTTATCACCTTTAATATCTCTTTCTGGACATCTCTCTCCTTTCATTTTCTTCCTTGCCTTGTCAGCATCCTTATCACTAAGACCTTCTACTTGAAGATAATGATAGGCATATTTTTCTCCCATAGCACTAGCTACTACCCAATCATTGAGAGCTTTCTCAAATACAGATTTAATGAAATTATCTAACTCCATTTTCCACTGCCATCTTTGAACATCTAACTTAGCTCCACAATACTCTGTGTAAGCTAACCAAGGAACAGATTTATTTTCATAAATAATGGCAGTACTAAGGCCTTTCTTTTCAAGTTCTATTGCCTGAGCATCCATTATTTGTTCTAGATACTTAACATCATTAGCAGCATATTCTATAACTGCTTCTGATAAACCAGCCCACATAATTTGACCTCTAACAGTTTTATCAAGTTCTACCCCAAGATAGTTTTCACCAGCAGATTTAAGGCTCATACTATGAAAACCTGAAGGATAGCCTAACCACATAAGTTTTTCTACTATAAACCCATCATAGACATTCTTTAATACAATTCTTTTATGGAATAAAAATTTCATATCAAATTTAATATTCCATCCTATGAATAATCTATCTGACTCAAGGTACTCTTTAAATAAACTTATATCAACTGTAGTGCAATCTATAACTACTTGAAAGTCATAACATCCTAATTGAACTATTAATAGTTCTTTAGTATAAGGGTCAAACCCCATAGTCTCAGTATCTAGTCCAACTTTATCTAATGGAGCAAGTAGAGTAAGAGCTTCTTCTACAGAAACTCTTACCCATTTATTATTATCTTCTAATATTTGTGTACTAACTAAATAAATCATACAAAAGTAATTGTATAACCAAATCCCTCAATAAAATCTATAGATTTAATAAGAGCATTAGCTTCAGTTAGCATCTGTCCTTCAACAATCATAGGACCGCCTGAAGGATCAATAAACTGTCTACCATCAGGGAAACTACCAATTCTAAGAGTTCTACCACTTGTTTTAAGTAAGTAAGTTTTACTCTCTCCCTCCTCCTTTTTAGGTAATAGCTTAAGATAAGTATTAGTAGAATCTCTTGATTTTAATTTTATAATTTCTTCCATTATTTACAAGCTGCTAATTTTTTAAAATCTAGTTTATAACCATATTTTCTAAAGAATAAACTTCCAAGAATACCATGTATTTGAATACCTTTAGAATTAGCTACATTACTAAAAGGACCATCCAAATCACTTACTATAAATGTATTCTCATATGAAGAATCTAAATAGGATATATCTAAAGTTACTCTACCTAAACTAGAAATAATACCATTCCCAGTTTGAATATTAGTTATTCTGCTATCAGTACTTTTAATATCTAGCATCTCAGTAATACTAGAAGTAATAAAAGAATCATCACTACCTGTATCTAAAAGAAAATGTAATTTAACGTTATTATTTATAAAAGTAACTACGGGTAAATTTATTAAATCCATAGATTCTTTAAATGGAATATGAACAGTAGGCTTTGTAAGATGAGCTATAGTTAGACTAGTAATTAAAATTGTCAATAAAATGATTACTATTAATGTCATAATGTTATTTCACTCCTGAGTGACCAAGTCCTCCTCTATCTTTATTATATAACTCTTCTACATACACCAACTTAATACCACTTGAAAGCCAATACTTTATCTTCTGCCACAAAGTAGCTTTCTGTGATAATGCAATTCTAAATTGACATATTCTCTCTCCCTTATTAATTGTAACCTTATCAAAGGCAACAGCTGGTAAATGCCATTGATCCTTGGGACCACAATATTTTTGGTCTACAATACCTTTATGATTAGCTTGCATTATCTTATAATGTTTCCAAGTACCACTTCTAGGTACTAGCCAGCCCTCACAACCATCAGGTAATTTCATAGCTACTCCAAGAGGAATATATTTAGAATCAAATACAACATCTCTAAGTCTATTACCCTCTTGTTTATGTAATGTATTAGCAAAAGGCCCTTCAAATGTTACAGTTTCAGCTGCTCTAAGGTCAATCCAATCTCCATCTTTGCTAATTTCAGGTTTACAACCTTTAGTTAATTCTTTTACTTTAATTTTTAATTTCATACTGTAAATCCTTTTATTTTTTTACGTTTTCTTACTGTAGTTAAACATTGTACTACATTGATATCTGTAGTAGTAGCTTTAGTATGACATATAGTAACCCCACATATTTTATATATAGTGTTTCTTACTGCTGTATTATTTTTTTTATATTCATTTGTTATCTTATTAAATATCATATAAAACACACTGTTTTTGGTTAATACTTTTATTTACATCTATAACTCTTTGATTACTACTACCTCTGTATAATAGATTTAAATCCTTATTTCTAAGTTCAAATTTACCATCTATAATAACGTCTATTGCTTTTAACTCCTGAAGAATATTAAGTTGATTACACTTATCTACTATATCTTCAAATTTATAGCCTGTCCAAACCCATATAGGCTTTTTATAACAAGCTAATAACTTAACTAAATTTACTATAGTAATATCTCCTGAGTCCATAAAACCCATAAAAGGGTCACCTCCTAATATAGATATACCTGTTACTTTAGGATGTTGTACTGCTTTAATTATAGTAAGTAATACTTCTTGCAGAGGAGTACCTTTATTTTTATCCCATAAATGCATAGACCAACATCCTTTACAAGCATTACTACATCCAGCTGTCCATATAGACATTCTTATACCAGGTCCATTAACAACATCAAATTGCTTAACTTCTATAACATTCATATACTAAAAAGGTGAGTAGCTTTTTACTACTCACCTTAAACTTATTAAACTTAGAGATGTTTAACTCTATTAATTATATCTCCTATTCTTCCTTTGCTACTACCATGTTGAAATGACCCTAAATACCCACAAGTTCTAAGTACAACATATAATTTATCTGGATCAGAATTACCACAATTAGGACAAGTACAATTACCATCTTTATCCATATCTATCTGACCTTCAAAACCACATTCATAGCAAACACTACATGAGGTAGTATTTATTTCACAATATATCATCTTGTCATAAATATAAGACATTAGACTAATGACTACCTCAGGATTATTTCTAATATCAGGTACCTCTATGTAGCTTATACAACCTCCTGTACTATATCTCTGAAATTCTGACTCAAAGTCCATCTTACTAAAGGCATCAATGGGTTCTTCAACCTGTATATGATAACTATTAGTTATATAATTTCTGTCATTTACATGAGGAATAACAGGAAAATCTTTACAAGCTTTAGCAAACTTAGTAGTAAGACTCTCTGCTGGAGTACCATAAAGACTAAGTGCTATACCATACTTATTTTTATTAAGGTTAGCTTGCTCATACATAAGCTTCATAATACTTATACCAAGAGCATGGCCTTCATCACTATGATATTTAACACCAAATCTCTCAACAACTTCAGCAATACCCATATAGCCTATACTAACACTAGCCCTCATATTACCTATAGCTTGTTCTATAGTACCGTCTTTAAACCTTGTAAGAGCACCATATTTATATAAGATAGGAGCAATATTTATATTGCAACTGGCAATAGACTTATATATCTTGTATTGTTCATAAGAAACAAAGTCTATCATATCCCTAAGTCTTGTTTCAAACTCTTCAAGACTATCAGACTCAAGTGCTAAATAAGGTAGGTTTATACTTATTACCCCAATATTACTTCTACCATATACCTGATATTCTCCTTTTTCATTCTTCCAAGGGTGTAAGAATGACCTACATCCCATGGGAGGTATTACACATCCTTCCTTAATAGCTTTAATATTTTTCTCAGATATAAAGTCAGGGACCATCCTTTTACATACACACTCAGCACAAAGCTTAGTGAATTCATAATCAGGATGAGTTTTATCTAACATTGTATCTGTTATACATACCACTAACTTAGGAAAAGTGGGATTTATTATATGTCCACTTGGAGATTTCATTCCCTCAATTCTTTGTCTGAGAACCTCCTTACAAAGAATCATAGTTTCTTTTTTATATTTAAGGTTCTCATTAGGATATAAGAATAATGTAATAAAGGGTGATTGACCATTAGTAGAAGCTATAGTATTTAGTTGATAGAGCAAAGTTTGAATAGCTCCCTTAATTTCTCTTCTGAGTAATTGTTCTATGATATTACTATCAGAAGTTATTTTTGCATACTGCTTTCTACTCTCTTCAATGAAAGGAGCTAAATGAGTCATGGTAATAGTTTGTCCTCCATAAGTACTTGAACTAATAGCAGTAATAACTTGTGAAGCTATAGTACATGCTGTTTGAAGACTATGAGGTCTCTCTATAAGTTTACCATTCATAACTGTGCCATTATTAAGGACATCTTCAAGATTTTGAAGTTCACAATTAGTAATACCCTTTTGTAGTCTATAGTCACAATCATGAACATGAATAACTCCTTTATCATGAAGTTCTTTCAGTTTAGCTGGCATTACTATTTCTCTATAGAGTTTCTTACTAGTCTCTCCTGCTATCAAATCTCTAATAACATTAATTTGACTAGCATCTTTATTAGAATTTTCCTTGGAAGTATCATTAGATACACCATTTACTAACTCTAATATAGTGTCATAGTAATTACCATTCTGTTTAGCATCTCTAATCTTAGCTCTTTCTTCTCTGTAAGTACTATAATGCTTAGCAAGTCTTTTACAGTACTTTTTAAGGTAATAAACTACTAAGTTTTGTATTCTCTCAATTTCAATAGAATCTTCTATTAAAGAAGCAAACTTATACTCTAACTTAGAATAGACTACCTTTAATGTATTATCATCATAAGGTATCTCTAAAGTACTATTTGCTTTAATAATAGCTTCTTTTACTTTCTGAAAATTAAACTGTTCTTTTCTACCATCTCTTTTGATTACATTCATTTTTTATTTATTTAACCATTCAATAATATCATTGCTTTTGTCTATGTTTATTCCTTGAGGTACTTTTGGTCTTGAAGATAAATAATAAGAGAGTTGTTTCCCTAACTCATAAGGGTCTTTAAACTCATATTGTCCTTTATTTCCATAGATCAAAGTACCAAAGGCTTGAGTATCTCCAAATTCCCACACAAGAGGAGTAAGTGTTCTTTTATTAACTACTACAAACTTATAATTAGCTAATTTATAGTCCTTAAAATGTTCACTTCTATCTAAGTTATCCCTAATTATTCTCCAATAAAGTCTTGCTTGAATATGATATTGCCATTGTACAAAGCTATCAAAGAATTCCCATTCAGTATGACTAGATGTCTTTAAATCTATAGGATATATAATCTTATTCTTATTATCTGTTATTAACAAGTCAGACATACATCTATAGTCTGTTCCCTCTAAAGTGGCTTTGAACTTTAGTTGGTACTCCCTTACAATATCTTCATCAAATATACTATTAGAAGCAAAATAAAACTTAGTAGCATCACTTTCTTTAAGCGCTCTTACAGCAGCTAGTACTTGTTCATTAGTAGTAATGCCAAGCACTTTTCTGCCACCAGCAGTATAAAGAAGACTATAGTATTCTCCTCCTTGCTCCTTTATAACCTTAGCTCTAGTCTCTGGTTTCCAATTAAGCTGGTATTTAAGTTCTTCAGTAAGGGCTATAATATCAGTATTAGATATATCACTTAATGTTCTATAAATAATATGGTATTTGTCAAATAGAGATTTTACCATTTTAAGCACTGAATCACTTAAAGGAGGGAAGTCAGCAACCATAAAGCTATTATCAAACTCTTCTTGACCACCAGTAATAAGTGCATCAACAGCACTACCAAAAGTAAGAGAAGGAGTGTCTAATTTATCAAAGATATTATCTAATTTATTAAATCCCTCTTTAGCAAATCTTGCTAATGTACTGTAACTTAATGCAGAATCTGCTCTATATTCGGGTTCTGTAACCTGCCAGCTTATATCAAATATCTTCATAATTTATTACGATATTCAGTAACAGCTAAACTCATTTCTTGAAGTTTAAATATATCAATATTCTTGTACCTTTCTTGTAATTCTGGCTTAGCATTACTTGTTCTACTTCTTTCTACCTTCATTATAGCAGAGTCTACTAAATCTTGTAAAGAATCAAAATCTCTTTGTGAGAGATATTTATGAGCTATAGCAACATCTTTTTCAGGTAAATGATTTATGTTAGCTCTTATTTTTTGTATTAAAGGACTTTCCATTTTAATTATCTCTAAAGCTTTTAGCATCTCCTTTTGAGTTCTTATTTCAAAGAACATACAATAGGTATCAAGTGTTTCAAGTAACTTTCTAAATAAGTTTCTCTTAACAGGAAAAACATCATTTTCAAAACCTTTAACCTCTATAATAACAAGTATATTATTATACATAAAAGTAAAGTCAGGAGTATATGTAATATTACTAATAGGACTCATTATACTATGAAATCCTGCTTTCTCAGTTCTATTATAAAAAGGAACTGTAGGTCTTATAGAAGGACTAAGTATGAAGGTTTTCTCTTCATACTTAGCCTCAATACTACGGGTTCTTAGTAATTTATATATAGATACTTCTACTCTAGATTTAAACTTAATACCATCATATTCTAAAGGATTAGCATTCCTAACTTTCCTATTTATCCCCATACACTTCTTTATATAAGCTACTAAGAACCTCTATAACATTATTAGCTTCTTCATGAGTAGGGAATACAAGAAGGTGTGAAGGTATATTTTCATTCTTTATAGTGTAAATTTTACCATTATGCAGATGTATTACAATACAATTATCACCCTTATACCCACACATAGCTTTTTCTGAAGCTGCCTTAAGAAGCATATATAATGCCATAAACTTATCATACTCAGCTATAACATTAATAAAAGTGTTAGCTGTTAGAAAATCCACATTATGTGTTCTTGCTATCCTCCTAATATAGGATTTAATAGTTGCTTCATCATCATTCTTGGACAAAAGAATACCACTTTTAACCAAAAGAGGAATAATATCCTCAGTTATTCTTACATCCACTGATGTAACCTCTTTACCAAAAGGAGTCTCCGCTTCACTCTCTATTCTAATTATAGAGCCTGCTTTTACCTCTTGACCATTTTCCAAATAAAATCTTGTCATAATAATTTTAATTTTATATATAGGTAAAGAATTGTATATCTTCACCATAGTTATTCTTCACAAAGTTCCTGATATCAGTAAATATACTGTAAGGCATTTTAGTTTTAGTCCTTGCAAAGTAGGCAGGATGAGGCACTTTAAGAATAACATTATTTTTATCTATATAAGGCTCAAATGTTTGTGCTTGACTACCAAATAATACATACATAATACCAGGATTAATGGAACTTATATTCTTAAGTAATTTGGCTATAAAAGGTCTCCAAAGCATAGTGTGACTACCAACTTTATTAACCTCCACAGTAAGAGCAGAGTTAATCATAAGAATACCTTGTTTAGCCCAAGATTCAAGAGTAATATCAAATGTATATGGGTTATGTGGTAATTCATAATTAATAGCTGCTTCTTTAATCACTTCTAAAGAAGGGGACAAAGGTACACATTTATTTCCAAATAGTAAACCTGTTGCAACATCTTTTTGTGGATAAGGGTCTTGGCCTATAAATACAACCTTAAGATTACTTAAACTAGTAAGAGTAAATGCCTTAAATATATTATTATACTCGGGCATTATACTCTTCTTAGAATAAAGAATATTAAGAGTATTAATAGTTTTATTAAGTAATGACTTATCAATTACCTTAATCCAATCACCAAAATACTCTTCTAAAGTCATAATATTTCTTCTATACTATCTGCAAGGAATTTATTAATATCTTCATTTATATTACTACTAAAAGTAGGAACAACAGGTTTTACAACTAAATTAATATCTCCTATAAATACCCCTGTAAATTTAGGGTTATAACTAGCATATTCAATACTTAATGCAGGTAGGAATTTATTAAATATCGCCTTTTCTAAAAGATTATTTCTATTAGTATATATATTACTACTTATTCTACATCTATATTCAGTTACTTCTCCACTAGAGAGTTTACAAGTAGCAACAAATAAAGGATTACCATCTGAATCTAGTATAAGCCCAGGGCATCCATAATATTTTTCTCCTTTTGAAGTTATAATAGCTTGAACATCTTGATGAGTACTGTTAAGAAAGTCTTTTAAAATAGGCCTAACAGTTCTTCTGTTAATAATAGGGACTCTATTGTTATTTGCAACTGGTATATATATCTCAGAACAACCATTTATTTTAGCAGATGAAACTACATTTTTTAAAATAACTGGTACTTCAAGTACATCCTCTGATATATCAACATGTAATAAATATTGAAAACAATCTTTAGATATAAAGTCTGAATTTTTATTATATACTATAGGACCAATACCAAAACTATAACAAAAAGAGTGTCTGATATAATCTAATATACTATCCATCAGTTTTTAGTTTTAAATATCATACTTTCAGCTTCATAACTAGTCATAAAAGGTAAATCTCTTAAATTTTCCATTATTTCATTAGCAACAAAGTTAGTGAAGAGATTGATAATAATACTACCTATCATATTAGCCATAAAGGTAGTTTGCTTATAAGAACAGATAGTAGCATCTGCTTCTTCATCACTAAATAAGAAATTATCTTGATAATTAGTGATATTATAAGTATCGTCACCTTGAATACAAAATACTTGTAGTTCTTCAGCTGCAAGTCTGCCATCTATAAACAAACAGTGCTTTTTATCTTCATCACTTTTACTATTTATGTGATCAACCCATTTATTAAAGAAAACCTTTCTAGCTTTCATATTGTCAAAACCACATATCATAATATCAGTAGCTTCACTTTCCTCAGTAAATTTATCTGGTATAGCAAAAACACTATCATACATAGCATATTTGCTTATCATATTAGCAATAGCATTTACTTTCTTTCTATTTACATCATCAATACTGTATAATTGCCCTGACATATTGGCAAACTCTACATCATCATTATCATAAATAAATAATGCTCTGGGTTTCATTCTTGCAAGTAAGAAACTTACATAACTACCAATTCCTCCTACACCAGCAAGAATAATTACTTTTTTCTGTATTTCCTCAAACCATATAGCAGAGTTAAATCTTGATGTAGTTTCATCTTGTAATAAACTATCAGAATTAACAGGAATAAGGTCTTCTTTAGGTATTCTTACTCCTATTTTTTGCAAATAAATTTTTACTTTAGTTTTATCAGCATCTTCAAGATTATTAAGTCTGTTTTCAAGAGCATCTATATTCCCCATATCAACTTGTACACCACTTTCTAATAAGACTGCATCTTGTTCAAAAGAGTCCTTAAAAGTTTTAGGTATAACAATTGAATGAGATACTCCATTAAATATGTAAGTAAGGATAACAAGGTCCTCTTCCTCACAAAACCTGCTAGTATAGAAGGAATATGAAATATTTTCATAGTTCTCTATTAAGAAGTGTCTTATAAACCTTAATACTAGATCATCTGAAAGGAAATAAGTATTTTTTGATATGTTAAGAAGATATGTTTCTATATCAGCATTATGGTCTCCATTCTGAATGAGTTCATTTGAATAATTAATAATTATATCTTCAGGCAGAGTTAATATAGTATCAATACACAAGTATGTCATTTGGTATATATAATTTTAATCTTTCCATTATAATGTCTTTTACATTACTTTTAGGAAGTTCATTTAATAAACAGTATAAATCATAAGCACACACCTCAGCAGTGTCTGCTTCATCAAAGTTACTAGTAGGATTATTACTTTCTTCATTTAACTTCTTAAGAAGATTTTCATCTTTTGTATATACAAGAAATTCTATGAGTAAATCAATCCAAGTCTCGAGTCTTTCTAAATTACTAATAATATCATAATTACTTTTACCATCAAAACCAAGAGGACCAAATTTTCTTTCATAAACTTCATCCATTGTTTGAACCCAATGGTCAATATCAATATTGTTAGTATTAATGATTATGCTACCAGTAAGAAGCTGAATAGCAATAGTTTTTATTAAACCTTTATCAAAATGTTCAATATTACATAAAGATTCCTCTACAACACCATTATCAAACAGATCAAGCTGCTTATACTTTTCACTCTTAGAACTTTCAGTACTATTTTTACTAGGAGTAGTTATAGTATAAGAAGTAGCAACTCTATCATTTAAAGTAGCTCTATTACTATAGTAATTAGGAGTGTTAAAATTATAAAGTTTACTATTTATATTACTCCTCTCCTTACTAGCTTTTATTTCAGAAAGTCTTAAATCAACTTCTTCAAAGCTATTAGACACTTCTGCTTTATTAATTTCAGCTTCAAACCATTCTATATATTCAATAGTTTTAGTCTCTTTTTTATTAGACTCAGATTTAGCATTATTAGCTAATATTACCTTACTATTGCCAAATGAGTTATAGTGAACATTCTTTATACATGTAATATGTGCATTAGCTTCAATTTCTTCAGTTATTTTTCTAGTAATACCTGCAGTGTATTTACCTGCATTATTAACTATTAAAGATAGGAAATGATTAGTATTAGTTCCTTCTTCAATTAAAGTGTTAGTATCTGTGCCACTGAAAAATGTAGCCATATTATTGTGTGACATTATGTTATCCTATAGGCTTTTTATCCTATAGTTCTTATTCTTAAAATAAAATTATAATTACTTGCATATTTG